CATTAAAAAAATTATTATAAAAAAGTAAGGGAATAGAGTATTATCCCCCTCTCCCAACTTTTATGTTTGTAGTTAATGTTGATATAATTTAGAGGAAATTCTTTATCCGACGTAAACTTTAGTTTCTTCTGTTTCAGGAACCGGAACAGATACATTCTCAGTTGCTGTTGGCTGCTGAGGAACTGCAACGTTTGCATTCGTTACAACCTGTCCACCGATCGGATTAGACGCGCCTGCAAACTGCGGCTGAGTCTGATCTGGTCTATACTGAGGAGCACCTACCGGAGCATACTGCGGCTGCATAGGTTGCTGTTGTGGCATCATCTGAGGATTGGCCTGAGGCGGCATCGGATATCCACCGTTCGGTACCATTTGGGGCATCGGCTGTGGATACTGAGGAGCCTGAGCATACATCATCGGTTGCTGTTGCATCATAGGCATAGGCTGCTGGAATCCAGCTGGATTACCTACATACGGATTCATACCATTACCACTGAATACCTGGTTGTACATACTGATGGTGTTGAATCCATCATATCCGTTCTGCATATTCGGGCCATTCTGCTGCGGTGCATAAGACTTAGCATAATCAGATGCCACTTTCCACATCTGTGGAATCTGTGACAGAATATAGAATGCCGGATAAATCTTTTTACCTGCTTCCGGATCAATACCACCATAGTAGAACTTAATAGATTCTACGATATCTTTCATATCTCTAATGGTCTGGTCGATATTGGTTCCTGGTTCAACAGGTTTGAACCTCTCACCGCAAATAGTACATTCATACACACCGTCTCCGATATGACGAATGACACCACGTCCATTATCGTGATGAACGCACTTTGTTTTTAAAGCATCAATAGGAGTCATTGCTGTGAAGAACTCCTGTTTCTGCGGCGCTTTTTGCCGCAACAGTGCAATTTCGTCTGGGTTCAGAAGCTGATTGGTAACCGGCGGGGTTACTGGCTGCTGCGGATAAAATCCATACCCAGTCTGATTGTAAAAATTGTCCATGTTTTTTCCTCCTTAAACTTTTAAATACTTTTAATCTCTCCATGGAAATATTAAAAGAGGTTATTACACCTCATAATAATATTATATAATTATAACAGATTTTAAAACTTACTTGTACGGATTATTTAAAGGACGACCCTTTAGATCTTTATCATACAAATCCATATCTGTAGCCGGACAAGTCTGGTTTATATATTTATCATAGATCTTTGTTTTTAATGCGTCGTTCAATCCTATTTGAACACCATCTACTCTGGCTTTAGCACCAGAAGCTTGCATAGCATTAAAAGAAGATTTCAACGCATCTTTAGATAACAAGATCTTCATCTCCTGTATTTCTCCATAATCAAATGCAGATAACACAGCAGGTACTGATACATGATCTTTACCAATCATAGCTGGTGTCATATTACGAAGTTGGTTGTAATGATAGTAGAAACACACCTCTTTGGCATCATCCCAAAAAAGTTCATTTGTAGCATCATCTACCCAAGCATCGTTATCCAGCTTCAATATCATGGTTGGCGTATGTTCAACACCATCAGACGTCTTGACTTTGATCTGCTCAAACACATTTCGGATAGCAATAACATATTGTTTATCCATCGAATCTCACCTCTAATCACAAATTACAACAAATACCCAACTAGAATACAAATTCTAATTACATATTTGTTGTATCTGTAATTAAATCGTATTCTTATATGAGTATTTCAGAGCATTGGGTAATACTGTAATGTTATTGAGATCTCCGGTTTGATTCAATGCGTAAATGCGTTCATAAATGATCCTGTATGCATGATAGCTTTCATTTGCTTCTGCTCTAACTCTTATAGCATCAGAATCGGATGGATAAGTCGCACAATATAGATTTAATGCAGTTAGTATGGTTGATCTTTTTATATATTCTTCGTCTACAACTTCAATCAACCAAAGATTAAACTGAGGGGTGAAATATTTACCATACTTATTGATATTTACATTTCCATATGCGATATCTTTAATCAATCTGGGCATATCCCTTTTGAGTTTAGCAATAGCAGCAGGTTCTGCCACATATTGTAAAAAGTTATCTCCATATCTATCAATATAGTTGTCGAAAAATTTAGACCCTTTCTGTTGTTTCTTAGGTCTTTTGAATGATTTGGAATTATACATTTATTATCATTCTCCTTTCTTAATCATATATACATATATGGCTTTAACCAATGATGAAGCCTGAGCATTATACTTGGGTAATAAATATGGATCATTCTGAAATTGATCGAAATTCTTTGTCCAATAATCGATTAAACGTATTTCGAGTTGAACTTGATCTTCTGGAGGATCGAATAAGGCTGTCAAATACATAAATTGCCATATTGGAGATCCTTCTGGGCTTACACGTATACATCTGGATATGCTTTCCTCAAAAACCGTATCATTGTCTTTAGGTTTCCATTCTATTTCTCCACGATCATTATCGTAGTCTGTTAATCGATATGCGTGGTTTTTAATACCAATAGTAATTAAATATGCATAGATTGCGTATATCCTTTTACCTTTATTTTCTTTTGTTTTAACCTTAGGAGTATTAATCATCAATTCTTCTAAGGTTCCTGTATTTTCTGTTGAAAATGAATCTATCATAGATTCATATACGGCTTGCAGAAGACATTGAGGTTGACTACTCATATTTAGCCTCCTTAAATATTGTGAGCCATGTCTTTATCATAGAATGTATCCAGATCGTCTTCCGAATACAAATGATGTTTTTCACAATACTCATTATATGCCGGATCTTCTGATATTAGATCCAACAAATCTTCATAATTTCCTACATTAGGAAGTATGAAATCTTCGGGTTTGGTTTCAAATACATATCTCATGAATGAATAGAAACTGATTCCATTCTGAGGTGTAACCTTTTCGCTAATAATGGTCGATTTAAACCAATCGATCGTACCATACTCTTCATATAATTCGTAGATTCTATCTAATGCGGATGCTCGTCCATCTACAATATCGAAGATTTGAATAGGTTCTCCTTTATCTTCTTCTGTATAGACAAGCAATAAATATCGTAAATCTTTTTCTTCTTGTTCCTGACCTTCGATTGTCATTGCGCTGACCAGGTTCTTTCTAAAAATCATACTCATAATAAAACTCCTCCTTTTGAAAATAAAAATATTCATGAGGCATTATACCTCATGAATATAATATATCATTTCAACTAAATTTATAAAAACTACCAATACTTCTTTCGACTTCTAAGTACGTATGTACAATGTTTAGCAAACCGAGTAATACCAGTATAATCCAAATGTTTCATAATATCTCCTCCGAGATATTCTGAGATATATATCCCATCATTATACTGGGATCCTTGCGATAAATGCGTTGTGATACAATAGGCAAGCTCAAACCGCTCTCCTTTCGCATATTTAGAGTTGCGTAAAACGTCTCTTTTTTCTTTATACGCATTGAAGTATTCTAATGAACATTTCAAATCTACAAATGTTCGATTGAATGCAAAGGGTTTGAAGTTAATCTTAAACCACTGTCTATCTTTAGATATAGAAGCCACTGTAGGATAATTGACAACTGTTCCGGCCAACCCATTTGCTAGACTGATTCCATCCAAATCATATCTCCAATTGTTCTTTCTACATATAACTTTCTCACCATGTTGTGGAATTTTACGTTTAGGATCTATTCCCCTTAACTTTCTTATTTTAGCATTATATGAGTCTCTGGTTATATTTTTACCACAGAGTATCATATCTGCTTTCATAAGCATATCATCTGTCAGATCTTCCTCTTCTATAATATCCACATTGTCATATGTCCCAGGATATAGTTCTTCCCCATCCAATATCTTATGAGCAATCTGTACAATACCAGAATCTTTATCCTGACGCATAATCTGCGTTAATTTAAAGATATCTTTCTCTATTAAGAATGCCGGATTATCTCCAACGGGTGGTAATTGATTTAAGTCTCCGCAACAGAGTATCTTAACACCCTTGTCTAATAACTTTTGTTTTAGACTCATAGGAACAAAGCTGGCTTCGTCAATACATATGAGTTTAACTTCGGGTGGTAAATTCTTATCTACAAAGATAAGTTTAGTTCTATATCTATCTAAGTATGCATCATATTGCTCATGGTCTTTAACAAAAACTGGTTTAAATATCCAGGAATGAATTGTTCTTGAATTGAGTAAGCCTTTAGACCTCAATACTAAAGCGGCTGTTCCTGTATAACACATAGGAGCCACTTCCCATTCATGAAGTCCCAATCTTCGTATGACTTCTGACATAACAACTGTTTTACCACATCCTGCTTCTCCTGTATAGCTGGATATAGGATTATCAGAATTCCAGAACCAATCGATAATTCGATTAACCAATTCTTCTTGCTGACTGGTTAAGACTACATCATGCATCTTCTTTCTTCTTTCTGGGAACTTTAGGTCTCTTACTGAAATCGAATTTATCATAAGATTCCATGTCCATACGTTTTAACTGATCATATTCGACAATGATACCATCATCTAACATTAGAATCAAATCCATATATTTTAAACAATCTCTGTTATATGTATGCCCAGATAACTCCGGTCTATTGAAATACGTAATAAATGCGTATCCTGGATCATTCATTTTCTTATTGCTGATGCCCATAGTCAAAACTTCATTATTGGTATCAATTTCGAGCATATTAACCATAAACCATACTAAACATTGTTGCATTAGAGCAATATTATTATATGGGTCAAATAATTTGGTATCTTCAGATCTGGTTTCTGCTAAATCACAATACGGTTTCTTAAAGGGTACATATTTAAATCCATCAAATACAAAAGACAATGGTCTCTGCGATTGATAATCTAATATATCTGGACAATACAAATATCCAGTGTTTTCGTCAATCTCCAATCCAATTCGTTGGAATACAAAATTGGAGAATTTCATTGCATTTTCTAATTTCACTTTTTCATAATACTCTTTGTTTAATTCATCTCGTACTGACATACTAATCTCTCCTTAGTTTAACAATACTATAATTGAATTGACTTATAGATATAATATATATTTTCTGAATAGTTTGGGGGTAAACCATATGGATGATATTCAAGGAGTATCTACAACTGCTATAGCTATTTTATTAGACACTTGTAATAAATACGAATGCGGAAAGTTTCCATTTCGTCTAAGTTCTTTAGTTGGATTAAAAGATAATACGACTACGATAGCACATGCAAGTTTATCTAAGAAAAATCTTTTGAACAAAAATAAAAGCAATATTCCGATTGGAAATGTAAACACGGCATCAACCATTATGTTAGAGATACCTACGGATGTGGCCAGAAAATATCCTGTTAAATTTATTCCCCCAGGAACCAGATTTATAGTTACGTTTAATAGTGGTGATATTACTAAACCAGTTATTGTAGGGGGTGAATTCTAATGCCATTGGTTCCAAGTGCTTCCGGAGTTATTACAGATGGACGTTCTAATCCCATCTATTCTCATACATTAAAAGAGTTTATTATGGCTGGTAAGAATAAGAACAATACGATTCCTACCTACGATAAACTCAGCTATCAGCAAACAGAGGCAAATATTACATATGTAATTAAACAGATTCTGGATGATTATTTGGTAGAACTGAAGCGTATGAGTGTTTATATCCAATTATCAAAAGAAGAACTTAAAAAATATAATTACAATCCTAAACGCCTATGTGCAGACGTATATGGAAATACAGAAATGTATTATTTAATTTTACTTTTGAATGGAATATGTAATGTCAAAGAATTTCATGATATCAATCCTATTAGAATGATTCCTATTGAAATATTGAATGAAGCCATATCCTCTATTCAGATTAACGAATTAGATAATATCCGTCGTTATAATTCTCGACATGTATAAAACAAAAAAGAATACGTGAGTCATTAATGACTCACGTAATACTTATTGTAACATATTGACTCAAATCTTCCATTTGTAGAGTCACTCCATATGACTCTAAGAATTTTCTCATATTCTCTACTCTGACTTCTTCTGGCATAGACTCTGGATTAAACATAGTAACAGCACTTACCATTTTACCAACAGTCTTCAAATCATGTGCGTAATTTCCACCACTGAATCCAATATCAGCCAATGTTTTTTCTTTAATCTTAGCACTAGCTTCATCTTTAGACATGTATGTTACAGAAGATCCTGTAAATGTGGTACTATGAGGATTCGATTTTAATGACCTAACTCCTAACGTAGGTTTATTATAATCTTCCTGTAGTTTAACTGGACATTCTAAAGAATATGGCTGATAGAACGTATTGAATGTAATATCTCCACCATATCTTCTCTTATCTAATTTCATACCCAAATATTTAATCTTCTTATCTTGATCCATCCAGAATGGAACTAAGAATATAGAATAGTCAATATTTTCATTAATCAGTGCAGATTCTCCAATATAGTAACTGGCTATACTAGACATGACTTTATCATATTCTCCACTATCGCGTCTTGGAATGATATCTTTAGCTCCATCTCTATTTAACTGAGATGCTGTTATAAATGCTAACCGATAATCGATGGCAATAGCTCGGAATTCATTGCTGATAATACCCAGTTTTACACGTTCTTCCTGCTCTTTAGAAGAAGAAGCAGGCATAATACGTTTCATATAATCTTGAATAACTGCAATGGTTTCATATCCTTCATCTTCAAACTGTTCTATCTTATCTCTGATATATTGAGTCGTAATCGAATATACAGATTTATAGATATATACAAATTTAATTCCATCCGGATCGTTAAATATAGAATTATTCCACATATCTAAGATTTGCTCTTTAGTATATCGCTTATCGTGGATATCTATATTACATCCGGCCATATTCAGTAAGATTTGCATATCTTCTTGTAATCTGTTCTCCATACTGAAATATAATAATAAAGGTCTCTTAGTTTTATCTCTACAGATATACCCCTTATTGTGTTTCAGTATATTGATAGCGATTTCTTTGAGTGTTGTTGACTTACCTTCCCCAGGTAAAGCAAACAAACAATATTCTCTGGCTTGTTCGAATCCACCTCTAAGCATTTGATTTAACATAGTAATTCCTGTTTTTAATACTCGAGATGGTTCACGAATTTCTTCGATACATTCTAGAAGTTTGATATCTCTGGTTTCATCATTTAGACCTATTTCATTATCTTCTTCCAACACTCTATGTTGTAGCATAGCTTTATGAGTTTCTGTCAACTCATCTCGCAATGCATCGATATGTTGATCTAAATTTTGATGATCAGATATCATAACGTTGATAGATAGATCTTTAATCTTTCCAGCATGATTGAAGATATATAAATTATCAGCATATCTTGGAATGACTTTTCCTTCAATAAACTGAACGTCCATATTGTTCAATTCTTTGAAAGAATCGAAATCTATATTGGGATATTTATTACCCGAGGCTCCCAATACTTCTTCCAATATCAATTGTCTGCTTCTAATCTTATGATTGATTCTTGTATTTACAATATCCCGACAAAGCAATAGACGTTCTTTGCTTACGGGGTCTGTTTCATATTCTGATTCGTCTATATTATCTACGATATTTCGTAGAGCTATTAGAGCCGATGGTCTGATGTGCTCATTCTCGCTTAACGCATATGTACAAAATCCATTTAACGTTGTTAGAGGTAGTTTGAGGACAGTCTTACCATCTTTCATATATAACTTCTTATTATTCTTCAATGCCTTATCATCCTCTCCCAAATGTTAATTTGGTGTTGTACTATAAATCATTTAGAATATCTGTTAAATCTTTAGGAGTAATGAAGACGGTATCCATACATTGATTAATATATCGACACAGTTTTTCTTCTGGAGATATATTTGGGTCAAAGATATAATTATACTCTTCATACTGCTCCTTGGCTTCTTCCATCGATTTGACTACAGTTTCATTTTTAGTTTTATTTAGAATAGATACATTCTTATTATTTCTATAGAATGTCTGTAGTGCATTAATTGTGTCTGGATTATTTTGAGTAATCTCTATACGAACAAATTTGATTTGTTCGTTTTGTACTCGATTCTCAATATAATCAATAATCTTTTTAGGATCACTATGTAGCATAGTATCTAAATTCATTGTAATATACTTATCAGATATAATTGGTTCAAAATGAACCGCATATCGATGAGTCGTAATATCTTGTAATACAATATAGAAACCCTTTTCGCCCTCATCTCCAAAAGTCCACCGATAGGGTGAACCGCAGTAATAGAAATGAGAATCAAAACAAGCTGCTTGATGGACATGCCCAGATATGATAGGTCCTAAACAATACTGGAAATCTTCCATACAAAATACAGGTTCTCTTTGGGAATCTAAGTCTGGTGTATTCTTGCCAAAAATAGATCCCACATATGTTCCATGCATATAGCATGTGTCATATAAACCAGAATTTCGTAAGAATTCATTGTAGAATTCTTTACCTTTTCCATACACTTCTGGAATACATAAGATCTTTTTACCTTTGACATATTCGAATCTCACATTTTCTATAATACGAATATCGACATTAGGAGATCTTTCTGCCAATGGATAGAATAGTTTAATCTGATCCGCATCGTGAGAATATGTACCAGCAATGATCAACAACGTTGCATTCTTTTGTTCACAAATTCTAATCAAATCTGTAATAAAATAACAAGCCACAGATACAGCATCTGAGTTTGCCATAAACTTATGATGAAATATATCTCCATTTACAGACACTATATCTAAAATAGGCATAGTTTCTAACTTGGAGAGATATTGTTCTTTTAATATATTTAATTGATATTTTGGATCTAAAGCTCCAAAATGTATATCTGCAATATGTGCTTCAATAAACATTCCATTTGGATTTAAACTCATGGTTTTCCTCCCTTGTCTTGGTTATGTTTCTGTTCATTAATAAGTCCTTTTTTATTTCTTCAAGTATATAATATATTCTTAAAAAAGTTTTAACACAATAACCACTGGAGATTATTCTCCAGTGGTATTATACATGAGCTTATCTAATATGTGAGTATATACATACCATACATGATCTGTAATTTCTTCTTTTAGCATTTCTATAATATCTTTCTTATGTTTCATTAATACAGAAGCATTTTCGACAGATAGATGAGTCTGTACATCTTTCCCAAATGTACAAACCAATTTGGTCACACATGGTGATGTATTGATATTCAGATCAATACGTATACACATAGAATCATCTCTGGAAGATAACTGAGTAACTATGACTGTGTTGTTTTCTACCATAACATCTTTTGCTAGCATATATACAAATTTATTAGGACGTTTTGGATCATCATACAATTCTGGAATTCCAGTTGTCTTATTAGGAACTAATCTTTTAGTCTTATCCATAAAAGAAACAAATTCAAATATCAATTCTTCCATAGAATCTATAGCAAATATAGCATCTAACAATTTCTGCTTCATAACCCAATGTATACATGGCCTGATTAAATAATACAATGGCTTAAGAAATACATGAGTGTATGTATAATCAAGAATGTATGTAGATTTTACATAAATATCGAAAAATGTGTCTGTCATACGATATCATCTCCATCGCACATGGTTTTATATTCGTATTCTGAAGTAGACAATCTAAAAAAGGAATTAACTAATGAGAAGAATGTATCGGATGCATGTTGCATAAACATAGCTCCATTAGGAGTATGCAAATCAATATAATTGGATTCATACGTTCCATCAGTTTTAGATAATCGTAAGATCATACAGCTATCGATATCGTATCCGTAATTCATATTGATCAGATATCTATAAGCAGATAATTGATAGAAGTATTCGGCTTTAATAGAATTGGATGTTTTGAAATCCACCAACATCTTTTCCCCATTAATGTCGATAAGGAGATCATATGTACCTCCAAACCATGGACAGGTCAATTTTTGTTCTTCTCCGATAATTTTAACATCATACATTTCTTTCAAAGAATCCCACCAAGCATGGAAAGCTGCTATACAGCTTTCAGATTCTCTAAGTTCAGTTATATCTTTGATATCGTTTTGTATATAATTTTCAATATAATTGTGCGTCTCTGTCCCAATAGCGGCTGCCGCATTTAAAGCTTTATGGTATCCAATATGTTTAAATCCTAGACTATTAGCCCAAGAAGCAATACCTGGCCTGCCTATAGTTTTATCTAATATCATTGTCACTCTGGGTACATTGACCCCATTATGAGTATATCTGTCAGGGGCTTTAACTCCTTTGACGTCTTTTAATGTAGGATAATCATTTGAGATTAATTCTAATAAAGTATCTGTTGTTTTAGTATTCATAAAGTTCCCTCCTTAAACGCTTATGGTAATGTATCTATACAAATAGATTGCTAATTAATCTGGAAAACATACTAATAACTATTGAGTTTGTACAGAAACTAACTTAAATAAGAAAGGAAGACTGAAATTATGTCAGACGTAAAATCCACTGCATCCCCGATTACCAGTTGCTATATTTACAACAAGATGGCTGGATATACTAAGCTTATGACTGATGCTATTATGCATGCTGAGAGAATTAATAAAAATACAGAGAAATTTGTAGAAGATGTGGCTTTAGAGATTAAGAGATCCAAAGCCCCTATATATGCACTTAAAATTTTAAATTCTAAGAATACTCAGTTAATTTGGCCTAAGGATGCTCTTCCTAGACCATTAAAAGTATTTGCTGCTAAAGATCTCAAAGGCAGCAAGAAGATTACCGCTTTTATCGATTGCTCTAATATCATTAGAGTTGGTAATAATGAAAGATATAGAGTTAATACTGAAGTATTATTGGCTCATATATTTTCGGCAAAACATAATATGATGTATTATGGCATTCCAGGTGTATTCAGCAAGAAGTCTTCGGATGTTACATTATATACCAGAGCATATGCAAAACTCTTTACTCATATTATAGATTATATTGGAAATATCTCTGTTATTCCGGATAATAGAGAGAAGATGATCTATATGGCTTCTAAGTTTTTCTTAAATACCATTATGGCAATAACTGATGAAGATAAAATAGAAGCGATCGCAGTTAAAGCGGCTGGTATTACTCAATCTCAGGCTAATATCTTCAATATCCGTACAGAAGGTATGGATTTTGACTCATTACCTGGGTTTGTAGATACAGTTAAAGAAGTCTTCAAAATGGATAAACTGACTATTGGATTGGTATTGGAAAAATGGATGTTCTTATATGGAGCCGGAACCATTCTTGGAATTGAATTCTTACCATCGTTCTTAACAATGATTACTGATGCATACTGTGGAGTCTATCTCAATAACCAGAAAACTATTGAGAAGATTTTAAGCAAAGACTTAGTAGAGATGGGTAAAATTCTAATCTACGAAAATACTAATATTTAATTTGATCGTAAATAACTGGGTGAAGGTTAATACCTTCATCCATTATTTTTAAGAAGGTGAGAATTAATGGATTATGACGTTCTGGTTAATTTAAGATTCAGAAAAAATGAAGGTTCTACTGATCTAAAGAATACAACATGGAACTCTATGGTTATTCATAAGAACAGTAGAATGGAATCTATAGATTATTCTGCAGCTGGTAGATTCACTGGAGAATGTGCATATTTTGATGGGGAAATTTCACAACTCAAAAAGATGAATGGACATGAAATCACTATTAATGGTACTACAGATATGACCATATCTGTATGGTTTAATAGTGACCCTACTGAATCTAATTTGAATCAGTATTTTATCAATGGTAATAGTCTAAAGAAAACAAATAGTAATTCTTTCTATATGACACATGATGATGTACATCATACATTAAAGCTGGTATTGGTAGATAGAGCACATAGAAAAATAGAGTCTGATGATATTTCGGCATTATATAAAGTCAATGATTGGAACCATATTGCGGCTGTAAGAAGTAATGGTAAGATGGGTCTATATTTAAATGGACAGTTGGTATCTACTCTTAATGCCGCTCCAGCTATTTATGAGTTTACATCATCTGTTTGTATGGTCGGAAAAGGATATGATGAAGATCATTTAATTTTTGGAACAATGAAAGGGTATCTGGATGATTTGGTAATTATGAGGTACGCATTACCGATCAATGCAGATACGACAATCGATGTTCCAAATAATTATCTAATGAATGTAATAGATCCTGCATTGGCTGAAGAATCTCCAGAAAATCTTTGGACAGAAGATGAAAGAGAATACTCGAGATATGATGATATCATTCATACCACAGAGTGGAAACGGTTTAATACTAAAGATGCTATTTATTACAGACAACATGGGTTAGTACCATATCGTTTGAAAGAGTTATATACTCCAATTGATGTAAACGTTCCGGATTGGATCAGACCCAATATTCATGGAGCATATTCTATTTTAGATAAAGTATCTTACAATGCAGGAGACCTGTATGTAAGCAATAAAAATAAAAATGATTCCACTCCAGGAACTAATTCCGATTGGACACAACTTGGTATGAGTTCTGATATCCATCCTACATGGGTATTGAGAAAAGCTATGTATAAGTATATGCAGAAATGCATATATAAGAAAAGAGTATATCAATCTCAGATCAATTATAATAAAGATGTACCGTGTTATTGGGTACTGATGGATGAGAACGATATTGATATTCCTGCCGATATTCCAACATGGACAGACTATGATATTTACAGAGAAAATGATATTATTAAATACAATGATAAGTTTTATCAGTCTACGATAGATAATAATATCAACCATACTCCAGGAGATATTTCCAAATGGAAAGAAGTGGGCGGTAGTATATCTACCTTAGAAGAATGGAGCGAACCTAATCCATTTATGAAGGGTGATATCATTAAACAAGACGATATGCTTTATTATTCTAACGTAGATGATAATATATTTGAACCTAAGACCCATATTGTACAATGGACTCCATTTTTGGAATGGAAGATGTGTACTTACACCAATACATATAAAAAGGGAGATAAAGTAGACTATAATGGGCAGACATATGTATGTACCCGTAATGGTTCACATTTAGCTCCTGATGAATATAGAAGTAGAAAGTTCTATCGATCTCTCAGAAATAATAACAAATCAATCCCAGGAACATCATCCGAATGGAAAAGAGTATACGATATCGATTTAACTGAAGAACAGATGGGAAAAGCGTCTGAACATAAAAAGGGTGTTCCATATCATATAAATGAATTAGTTAAAGTGACTGATGGAGATTGGTACATAACCACAAGCGCAGATATCTATGTTAAAGATGGAGTCTTTGTTGTCAATAGAGATTATAATGCTCTTGGAATCAGACTCTATAGTGCTATGGATAATTTCTTCTTAACGAATGATAAAAATAGACGCAGATTCAATATGAAATATCTGACTGCATATAACACTAAATGGATTGGTGGATATATGCTGATGATTAATGGTAAATTTATTCCTTGGGAAGATATAAATGTAGTGCGTTCTGATAGATATGTGACATTGTTTGTATCTAATCTGCCCAGACAGACTCAGATCGATAGAGTTGATTTGATTCATATTCCTTTTAGAGTATCATATTCTAATAGCGGATTTATTCCTGAAAATGGAATTAAATTATTTGGATTTGAAAAAGATAAATCATGTGGAAATGATTATGTGATCTCTACCACTAATACCAATGTAAGATGTCTGGAATATTCTGGAACTACATTTGACAATTTATATTTAGATACTAATTTAACTCATAAGATTACTAAGGCCAATATTTATGTATTCAAAGAAGATGGTACGTTAGTCGAACAAGATAAGTATTCTGTTTCAGCAGCCAATATATTCAATATGAATACAGATGGTCATACTAAGTATAGAGTTATAGTCATATGGTATATTAATGAGAATCCATCTGAAGATAATCTATCATTGATTCCTAATCAGGAAGATGTAAGAAAGTATGTCATTTATCCTGATACAGATCAAGATAAGGCTCCTATTAGTTTAAAATATCTGAAGACAGAGTTTAACTTTAAACACGTCCCTCATAAGACATTTGATCAGAATATAGATTCTTCTATGAATTATATTTTCGGATATAATAAGAATAAGTATGATGAGGTCTATGAGAAAGTAAGACCTGTTAATTTTGAAGAATATTCGGAAGAATATATGAATTCTTTGAAAAGAACTATAAGAATTCAATTGACTGAAGAGTATTTGGATATTCTGATGCATTCGTATATGATGATCAATGATTATACATTGGTTGAATTGACCGAGCATAACAAAGATCGGTTTATGGGTAAGACGATTATGATGAAACTCAGACGAGAGATTCCTATCCATATTGATGCATCAAATATTAATAAGCTGATTGGGTGTACCATTAAAGATGATACGTCTAAATATGCGGTACAGATCACACCAATCAATAAAGATCAATATATTGATAAAGATGTTATATTGAAAGGTATGAGTGTACTCAAATCTAATACATTAAATACTGATCATATTATCATGAGTAGAGATATTTATGATAAGATGGATTATAAAAATAATACATACGTTATGTTATTTAAACGTGGTATGCTTCCCAAATGGTATAATACCATCAAGTATACCAATGATCAATTTTATTTCAAACATGTCCCCAGATCTGGAGATAAAAAAGTTACGTTTGTTCATACAGAGAATCAGACAATATTTGTAGAATGTAATGGTATGGTATATGATAGCAAAACCAATCCTGGTGGATTTACTACAGAAGAAGGATCTGAAATTAACGTTTGGGTTGTAGCTGATCCTGGATACTTTGCTGGTGAACCCAATATGACAGATGGCGTTATATATGAAAATACAAGTATATCTGCATCCGATGCTATTCCGATGGTTAGAACAGTTACAATTGTCGCTTCACCACATCAGACTATTATTGCTACTATTGTTGGAAATGATATGACTCCAAATTCTGTAGTTCCTGGAACTCAATATATATGCACCAATACGAATGTACAATTTGAAATTCCCTATGCTACTAAGATTAAAGCAGAAATTAGCGCAGAAGTTGGATATGATGTTGGTAATTTGAATTTAACAGAAGTCGTGGTTAAAGCCAATACAACTATTAGAGCCACTAATGCGGAACATCATATCTATCAGATTGTATTGAGAAACCTGGATCCAATGAATCAAGATTTTACTGCTGTATGCAATGGTAAAACATATACTACCACATTTACAGGAACTTATGGTCAGACATATACATTATCCGCCGTATCTAAAAAACCAGGATATAGTGCTGGGCATATTACGGATCCTGGTAATGGAGTCATTACACAAGACACTGTATGTACGGTAGGTAAGATTACTATTAAAGACTACATGATTAAGATTTTAAATACAGATCATCAGAAGTTAGAAGTTATCTATAATGGTATAACGTATTCTGAGAACCAATCATTTAAAGTCAAATATGGCGATGCTTATAAAGTTAGAGTGACTTCGGATATTGGATATAACGCCGGAAAACCCAAAGCATCTGATAATGGATTAGGAAATATCAATATACAGAATATAGATAACGGAGCATATCAGATTTTAACCACCAACGGTAAAGTTGGAGATAATGGTATAATTACTATTAGTGCAGAACCCGCTGTACTTAAGAGATATGTTGTTAATATTATTCAGTCTCCTCATCAGACCATTCAAGTTACTTATAATGATCAGAACCATACAAGTACATTCAATGTGCCATATGGAGGAAGAATTAAGGCTAAAATTATCAATGTAGAAAATGGATATACCGCCGGTAATGTTAATATTGCTGATACCGTTGTTACCAGTAATATAACAATCACTGCTACTGCAGCTAGTGTCAATTGGTATACAATTCATATTATCCAATCTCCAAACCAAACTGTTTATGTAGAATCTGATGGAACTGATCATACTTCTGATTATCGAGTTAGAAAAGGTACCGAATGGTTTGGACGAGTTATTCCTCATCAGGGGTATATCTCGCCAGGACTCAACGGACCATCTAACGGTACAATATCTTCTGATATTACTGTTTCTGCTCAAGAAGCCCAGATTGCTCCATTTACTAGAACATTCGATATGTTTGTTTCGAATTATAATACATGCCATGGATATTCGAGTTGGTATGCTGATGACCGATTAGAAATAGGATATAGAATGGGTGCTTGCAAAATGATGGATCCTAAGGGTTCTATTTCTCCAGATCCTATTATTACAAGTAATGGACTCGTTGTGTGCTTAGAATCATTCTTTACTATAACGTATCAATATTATTGCGAAACCAACGAATATAATTTGGCTATAGGGGAACCGATTGAAAAAGCGTTCTATAGAACTTATTTCTGTATTTCTAATGAGCAGGGTGGACGGGATGCTTACAAGATCAAAAGAGTTAAGCTTCATCTTATGACTCCATTGACATCTTGGAATCATACCAATTTTGGTGATATTGAGTTGAATAAATATTATGTAGATACCAGACCCAAAGTAAATTATCCAGATAAGCAATATGATTATACATATCATAGAATAGATCAGACATATATAGGCGGCGAACGAGGCGGATATTATGGTAAAATATTCTATTATGATACATTTATTAATCGCAGTAGATCTGGATATTTTGATTGGGTATATGATCAACCCAATGAATTTAATTTGGCTGGAATTAATGGTCTAAATACAGATACCCCAGTAAAAGCACAATTTGCAATTGAATTGTTTGATTATTAGGAGGTAGAAATTTAAATGTCAGATAAAACGTATAATTACTCTACCACTAATTTAAAGGGGTATGAGGTTTGTTATTTTCGAAACATCTGTAATGAAATTATACCCTATCCGGTAGATGGATTAGATTATCTTCCTATCAGTAATGGGTATTATTATATTGCACAAGAGGATATTATTTTATATACTACGGTTAAGGGTGAATATAATCTTTGCCCTATACCGTATACCATAGATACAATTAATAATAAAATCATTCCAAAGAATCCTGCTTATAAGAAGCATAAATTATATTATGGATCTCGGAATCAGTTTATTTATAAGAGAATTCCTATTAAGACAGAAGTTATGTCTATTCCTATACCATACGCATTTCGATCTGGATATAATCCAAATAATTATTTTATATTCTTAAATGGACGATTGATGAATTCTGCTTTTTATAAGATTATGGTTCCGTCTCTGGATAATAGTCTCATTGATCAGAAAATTATCTATTTTACATCTAAACTTACTCCTCAAGATACATTGGATGTATTCTATATTTCCAATAACTCATTTAATCGTATGAATGGTTCTGGTGACTTAGTTATCAGACCATTCAAAATTAAAGCGACAGAGCCTATACAGAGAAAATTCTTAATACCATCTCCGTATGCTGAGTATCCTGTACATGATTATAATTCGTTTATAGTCATTTGTCATGGAGTCAGAATGTCTCCGGACAGATATCATATCGTCAATGAAGATAATAAGTATTATATTGAGTTTGCTGATGTAGATGATTATCTAATCTATGATGATGATTTAGTATTTCTATTCCCATACTATAGAGCAGATTGGGAAACTACAGATGCTTTATCTAAGCACAATACACTTAACTTTATTACCACATATAAGAAGATTCCGATTGATACTGTACAAATAGAATTCGATGCAACTTCATTAGGGGATATCAATAATGGTAATTCTGTCTATGTATTCGTAGGAACTAAATTATTAGATTCTAAAGAGTACAGATTTATAGCTCCTAATAAAATTCATTTTGATCATGTTGTACCGGCTAATACGGAAGTAGCTGTTGTCATAGAATCAGATAGAAGCTCAATTGCAGAAAACAATGCATTTGTAAACTATGTTAATCTTCCTGTTATTACGGATGGACAATGGGCATTGCAATTGCCTTTCTCAGATAATCCTAAATCTTATATTTTCTTTAGAAAAGGTCAATTAATCCCCCAGTCTCATTATTCTATCGTAAACAATCAATTTATTTTAGGGCGGAATTATAATAACCTACATGCTGGAGAAACTATAACTGCTATTTATACTACAGATGGATCTGATAGTTTTAATAATGTAAATTTCCATTCCTATGAAATGGTTGCTAAAGAAGATGATCAGATACAGATTCCTAATGAAGTTGGATTGAGATATTCTACTTCTAATCTATTTGTTTTTATTAATAATGGATTCGTTTCTCCATCTCATTATACAGTAGCAGGTAATACGTTAAAGTTCAAAGAAAAGAATATTTTAACCAAAGATGATGATATCAATATTTTCTTATTATATAAGACAATCAATTCGTTAAGAGTTCCATATAAAGTTTCTGATAAAGACAAGATACAATTTATAGAGCGTCATAGTACTGCTGAAGAAAATGATCAGAAAACATATGAGATCCCGTATCCTGATAAAGATTTGACAGGATATACTGATGCTCCATTTATGGTTTTCTTAAGAGGAATATTTATTCCGCAGTCTTCATATACTCAGACAGAGAATAAAGATACTGGAAAGAATTATATTACGTTTGTAGATGATATGGAAGTTATTAAAAAAGATGATCAAATCGATTTTGTGTTCTGTTATACTCCAGGGTATACAACAATCTCTAAGAGAGAATTTGATGCAGAATTGACATACGACGAAAATTCTTCTGTTAAACTTCCGTATATTTATTTAGAACCAGTGGATTTGTCGGAACGGGTTATGTTCTTTTATGGTGGATCCTATATTGATGAAACAAGATATACTCTGGATAGACATAATAGAACTGTTACATTTAAAGATTTGCCCTATGAGGGCGATAAAAAAAGAATTGTAACAGCAGTATTCTTCTATACAGGAAATAGTAATACCGGTACAGTAGGATATATACCACAGTCCGGATACATCTATTTTGATGATCATCAGATTGATAGAAATTTGAATAATGAAATGCTTATGATATTCGTGAATGGTTTATTGGTACCTAAATCGAATGTATATGATATTTCTAATTCTATTAAGAAAGTTACAAGAAATCTGAAGACTCGGTATGATCTAAATATCATCAATTGTTCCCCATTGGTTACAGAATTCAAGAGACTATATGATCCTACTAATAATGCAATGCATTATACGGTTAATGTAGTACAGACTCCTAATCAGAAATTGACAATTACAAGTTCTTTAACTGGTAAAAAATACAATACCTCTTTTATAACTCAAGAAAAAGATAATTTATTTGTTACTATCGAAGCTGATACGGGATATAAACCTGGGATAATTCAGATCGATGGATTAAACACATATTTTTATAGTAATCTAAATAAGGATATCACCATTACGGCGAAACCCGCTGCATTAGTTCAGATGTATACGGTTACTATAGAACAGTCACCAAATCAAACCATCTCTGTATTATGTAATGGTAAGACATATGTAGGTACATTCAAAGCTCCCAAAGGTTCTAAATTTACCGTTAGAATTGATGGAAGCAGAGATGGGTATGTTCCAGGTACATTAAATATGACCTCAGGAACAGTAAACGGTAATGTAATTGTTAAGGCCAATCCGGCTACGGTTAAAACATTTACGATGAAAATCTTAGATATTAATTTACAAAATCAGATTGTACAAGTTTCTATCACTGATCCAACAGGACATGTCGATGAATTTAATGCTCCATGTACTATCGAAGGGGTTAAATATGGTTCCCAGTTTAAGTTTACATCAATGATGAGATCTGGATATCAACCATCTAGATATATTGGACCATTTATGATCAATAAGATTTATCATGCAGATTATAGATATCCATTAGATAATTTAATTGCCGAACCTCCTAAGAAGATTGTAAAACGACATATCAAATTGTATCCAGCAGTCAATGAAACTTTGTTTATGAATACATGGTCTAGTCATGACGATACTAATAAAATCAGACATGAGGCTAAAGCGGATACGGATGTATTAGAATTCGATGCGGCTGATGGAGAATATTATGAATTAGGATCTGTAGCAGATTATGGATATATTGCTGGCGATATTACTTGCTCTACTGGAGAGTTGGCTGGAGTTATTGAGTCTGATATTACGGCAGCAATAGAAGAAGCTGTTACGTTTGTTCCTATGATGATTGTAACCAGAGATCATCAGACATCCAGTCAGTATACTATTCAAGTATCGTTTGGGGATGGCTATCAGGATGTAAATGAAGGAATCTATATGATACGTCCAGGAACTACATATATTTGCAGAGCCATTCTACATAATGAAGTCGTCTTTAAGACTAATGGAATTATGCCAAATAAGAATATGGTAGCTACCATCAAACCAAATGGTACAATTACAGTAGAGGAAGGAGTTGAATGATGGTGAGTAGAAAATATGATAACGTATATGATGATAATGAGAAGATTTATAATGACGGAGAAATCTACACAGTAGATAAAGATAATAATCAATCCGATGATCCCAAATATAAAAATTTTACTATCACTATTATTCAACCTGTGGATGCTGTCATAGAGGTGGTTACTAAGGAGAATAATGTGGAGGTAGTTCATACAACTACCTTCTCAGCTCCTTATGATACCAGATATCAAGTACGATTTAAAGACCAAAATAATCCATCGGATTTATATCTGAACTGTACCAATAATGGTAAACTGGCGAGAGATATTAGCATCAAAGCGTTTGTCCCAGAAGATAAAGATAAATTGTTCTTGATGACAATATTACAGTCAGACAATCAGAAAATTATTGCTTATGGTATCACTAAGAATGATCAAGGCCAATGGGTATATTCTGGAGAAAGTTATACTGATTCTTTCTTTGCTTATAGAGGAAGCAAGTGGAGATTTGCTGTTGTTCCTAATAAAGATATAGGAGATTATTATCTCAATATCATTCAATCTGATCATCAAACAATTACTGTCAGGGCTATGACAGGATATCATGATTATAGAGCTGGTGTATTGGTCTCTTATCCTCATGATGATAAACTATCTCCATATCCAGAGAATGATAACGATAAGTATGAATATACAGTCAATGCACAGAATTGTAGGATTTTCTCTACATTGGCATTTGATAATGAAGACTTAGGATCAATTAATCATAGATTAGAAATTAGACACGTACCTTATCTGAATATAACTGTAACGGATATGTATGGAAGAATATATACTAAAAGCTGTTATATGAGAGAAGGGATGGTATATACTGCTAAAGTAACATCAGCAGATCCTCATTATCTCCCATCCAGAGTTATTATTAATGGGGTGGTGCAACCAGGCAACCAAGCTCAAGACGTATTAAATACTGATACTGTTATATCGGCTTTACCAGCAGTCCCATTATCCACTTATATTAAATTCACTCCTCAAGTGTTCGATACTTCAATTATGTCCAGAAGACAATTTGATGATATTGTTCATATGGGTGTTGGTGATACTAAAGAATCTTTGACTCCATTGGATATCTATAATTATAAAAAAGATAGAATCAATAATACATATAGCGAACTTGGTTCAGATAAAGTCAAAACTGAAGATTTACATGTATCAAGAGTTAGTGGTAATAAGACTGGGAATCCCAGATTTCCATTTATATTTTCTCCCACTAAAGAATATAGTGTAGGAGAAACATATGCTGTAGAGCCCAGAATATATCACTGGTATGATAAAGAATATCATGCTGGATGGATGGTGGAGATGCAGAATCAGATCTCAAGTAGAAATATTAGAATATGGGGTACTGATGATTTTGCAATATTAAGATTCTTCACATACTCATTCGACGCCGATTCAAATTCAGAGGATGGTAAATTGGATGTCACCGAGTCTACTGTTGGAAGATGGATGCTCGGATTTGATCAGTTAACCGATAAAGGTAATGAGTTGGCTGATATAGTCAATGAGCTTGCCGTTTATTTCTATGACGATGCTTATCATAAAATAATTGGAGCAGTAAAAAACTTTAATTATTATAATACATTTTTTATCACTAACCCTGATAAAACCGATACAACTATTTATGCTAGAAAAACATTAAATGGACCTACGGATTCAATGTATATTAATCTACTACAACACATTAATAAACCAATGGTCGTTAGAATTGGACTTTATAAATGAGGTGACGTAATCAATGGCAAATAGTAATATATTTTATAATGATGGTACTGAGCTGAAACAGATGTTAACTGAAGCAAATATGCTTGAGCATAATAATAGTCCAGAATCTCATAAACCATTATTTGCCCAATATACAAAGAATAGTCCCAAGGGTATTTTTGAGGCTATGCATAAATTGGGTGTTAATTATAAACCAACAGATGAAACCACAGAAGGATTTGCTAAACTCGGACACTTCTGTTGTACATATACTACCAACAATTGTTTTAATAATCAGCCTTCCCAGTTTGGTCAGCTGATTAGTTATCCAACAGCCGTAGATACTGCTAATAATGCGGATGTAAGAGTTACGCAGATATGGCTGGATGGATATAATGGAGATGTATTTACTCGTACTGGGTCTAAAAACAATCCTATTAAAGACCAAGTGTTTACTAGATTCTATCTTATGACTGATGAGTTCAATAGAGCGGGTACAGAATTTCCACTATCTGGATTAATCCCAGGAATGTTATATTATAGAACTGATGAACAGAAATTATATATTTTGCAAAAATTACCAGGAACATGGAAAGAAGTATTCGATACAGCTTTGACTTCCGGTGTAGCATCGTCATTATCTCATGCGTGGTGGAAGTTAGATAATGCGAACGATGATACTTCTGTTTATAAATTTAAAAAGAATGAAGATTTAAATACATATACAACTCCAGGATGTTATTCTTCTATTGGTGCAGCCTATTCAGCTACTTTAAACCATTGCCCTTATACAGCCGGTAACTTTAGACTAGTTGTGCAAGAAAATATCAAAGGCTGGGGTATGCAAATATTGTATGCTGGTAATCAGAATGAAACCTATAGTCGAGGTTTCTCCAGATCTGCTGATGGTACATCCTATGTATTCACCGGTTGGGAAAAGCAGATGAAATATTCTGATACTATTTCTCATGCGGTTATGGCCGATGCGGATAAAAATGGTAAACCGTTTGAGACAGAATATTTACGTATGGTCGGAGGCCGTTTAAAGGGTGAACTTGGTGTTCAGACTAAGCTGAACATATACAACCCCGATGTTACGTTCGGCAATAATCCGGCAGATCCTAAATACAATCATATTATCTTTAGAGATAAAGATTTCAATGGAATGAGTACATTCTTTAATGTATATCATCCTGATGGATCACATTATATTCGTATGGGATCTTATAAATCTAAAGATGATAATACATTAGCCATGTTTGGAATCGGATGGAATAACACAGGAAAAGCTATTACTTCTATGAATACTGAACTTAGAGTAGTAGGAGACATTCGTTCCGATAATGATATTACAGCACAGAATTTCCATGGATCTATTGATAAAGCTAAAAAGGTAGAAACTGTTGCTCCTCCAAATCAGGCTACCGATATTGTTAGTGCAACTATGGGTACCAATGATCAATTTAGAATTCGAGTTGGTGGAGCCTCAAATGATGGATGGGTAGAATTTGCCACAGCCGATAATGGAGAAGAACCAATTTATATGGTTCAATATAACCAAAAAGATGGAAACTCTTTTGGTGAAGTAAAACGTAGAGCTACTATTTTAGATAAAAATGGCAATACGACATTCCCTGGTATATTGACTGCACAGAAATGTGTTAATGCAATCTATAATGACTATGCTGAATTCTTTGAACGAGGAGAAGAAACAAGTGCTGGTGATATTATCGCTTTGGATTTAACATCTGAAGATGAGAAATATGTAAAAGCAACCAATGAATCTTCTATCGTTGTTGGGGTACAATCCGACGAATTTGCTTATGTCATTGGAGGCATGACCCCTTTAGATGACAGAGATATAGTATCCTTCAATATGGAGAATTATATTCCGGTAGCTTTAATGGGGCGTGTTCATGTTAAAGTAGCCGGAGAAGTTCATAAGGGTGGAAAGATCATTCCTTCTGATTTAGCTGGTGTCGGCAAAATCGCAAAACCTGGCGATGATACAACAAATTATGTGGGTATCTGTTTAGAAGATAGTAAAGATACTGAGATTAGAAGAGTTAGAATGTTTGTTAGGAGATAATATGGGTAAGTTCTTAAAACGACAGACCAAGACTATCTTTATCATGCTTGGAAATGGGTGTAACTTATCTTGTATATATTGCTTACAACATCCTTTGGTTCATAAACCATTGTCTAATAAGATCAATCCAGATATCTACGAGTTTATCAAAGAATGTAACGAAGAGAACGGGGAAAATAACCCCGTTCATCTTCAATTCTTTGGTGGAGAACCATTAGTTTATTATCCAAATATAGAAGAGATCGTAGAAGCTACTAAGGATATTGGATGTACATATTCGGTTATTACGAATGGTAAACTGATTGATGATCATATGGTTGAATTCTTTAATAAGAATAAATTCTGGGTGACTATATCATGGGATGGTCCTCATGTTATGGAAACCAGAGGATTCGATGCTTTTGATCCTACTAAACCATTACGACGTAGGATCTTGCGTTTAGACCATCTATCTATTTCTGCTGTTATGTCTTCTAAAGCATATCCTAAAGAAATTTTAGAGAGTATACAAGAAATCTCTAATCAATACTATAAACTCAAAGGATATCAGGTTGGTATTAACATAGATCAAATCTTTGATACGGGCATCGCCGATAAAGATATTTTAGATGTGGACTATCAGAGAGTTAGAGATGAAGTAGAAGAGATGGGAAAACAATTCCTATTAGATACTATTAATTCTAATTATTCCAGAGAATCATACGCCAAGACAATGTTTGTACAGGATCTTTATAATCATATTAACCAATTCTATGGTAAACAAAATGGGAAATGGGATAGATTCTATTGTAATTGTGGTAATGGATATTCTATTCTAAATATGGATTTAGAAGGAAATCTATATACTTGCCATAATACTTCAAATAAGATTGGAACCATATATACTCCCTATTTCCAATATTTGAATGAAATTATGAAGACAGATTATACGGATCATATGAGAAATACATGTAAAGATTGTATTGCATTGGCATTCTGTAATGGTGGATGTAAACTAGTTTCTGAACAAGCTAGAGAAGAAACGTATTGTAAATTAAAGAAAGCGGTATTTGAACCCATGCTGGCTTTAATTCAAGAATATGGAAAAATGGTAGGTGAGTCGAATGCCTAAAAATGGAAATATACCTCAAACTGCATTTTCTAATGGAGATCAGGGAGATATTATTAAGAAAGCATCTATACAAGAAATACGTACTGCATTAGATGCATTAAACACCACATATGCTCCTAATGTAGATAATTGTGGAAATTGTGCATTTTGTCAAACCTGTCAGACACAATCCTGTCAGGGCTGTCAAGCATGCCAGTCTTGTCAGACTATACACTGGATAGCTCAATGCCCATCTACAGATTGTGATTGTGGAGATGATTCTGGTGCTGGTGGGGGTTAAGAGGTGATATTATGGGATATACAGATCCAGACTTAACAGGAAAGTTTGTCAAAAAACAACATTTGACAGAACTTAAAACGGCTATACAAACTTTGGGTAATTCGAAAAAAGTTCCTGTACAAATTGATATTTCCTCTTCAGAAAAAATAACATCAGCAAATGTTAAGCAATTACAAAATGCAATTCATAAATTGCAATCTAAGTTTTCTAATAACTGCTGTCAAGCTAATTGCTGCCAGACCTGTCAAGGATGCCAAACATGTCAAGTCTGTCAGGGTTGTCAGTCTTGTCAAACATGCCAGACCAATCAAGAATGTTATAAACCGAATTGTGATTGTAATTGTGGAGATGACGGAGGCTAATATGATTATTTCTGGGCAAGTGTTAACAATAGATGGGCCTAAAGACCTTAAAGATATAACCAAATTGGATTGGGTATTATCTGGTAATATTCCAACTAGAATTACAGATATACAAAAAACAACTGTAAAGATGTATAAAACATTTTCTACTGTTCCTAATCTATGGGTTGGAAAAGATACAGAAATGAAGACGCTTCAGGGAATGGTTAATATGAAAACAAAAGATGAGGCTGATTTAACCAGACCATATACAAGTATCATTCATGCTGAAGCATCTATTAAAAAGTCTTCTAAAGATCTAATTGGATATATATTTCAGTTGGCTAATGGAAGTCACACTATTGTTGTAGAGAACTGTGAGGTTGAATGTGATGCTTAAAATATTATTTAATAAAGATAGCACAGATACTCATTTAAAATATAATATGACATTGATGGGAACCTTTCTTTCTCTAAGTTGTGACAATACGGATCCTGCTAATTTAGCTTCTGGTAGAGATGGGATTGAAGTATTGGATTCGTATACATCATATGTATATGCCAATAACCCAAACTCTATAGTTAAGAATTTCCGTATACCTACTAAGTCAGCGTATAAATTCTTAAATATGAATCGTTTAGGAGTATCTATTAAAATGGATTATTCTGATATGGTTCAGTTGTTTTCTAATGGCGGTACCATGTGTCAAATTGATACTGGGATTATTTCCAATATAGAAAAAGATATTGTTATCAGATTCTTCGTTGGCAGCAGAGCTAACTTTAATATCCAAACGGATATGACTGTAGAGTATGGTACATTCAGTTCATCAAATTTACATTCCCAAACTCATCCAAGATCAACACTTTGGGATAGCTATTCTTTAGAAATAGGCGATATTGAGTATAAAGCGGATAGATATGGGAATGGTATCGAAGGAACGTTCCAGGAGCCAATTACATACAATTCCACTTCTATTGAAATGACTATTCGTAAATATAAAGGAAACTTTTCTTCTACTAAATTAACCAGAGATATAGACTGCGAAGATGTAATGATAGATAGTTCGTGTGGTGTAGTAGATACTAAGAGAGTCTCCCTAATTAAAGGAATAGGTAAATTTAAATTATTCCCATTTGATTACTCAGGTAAAGTTAAAATTAAACTTGGTAGAAAATGGTATGATGTATGGAACGAATACAATCTATTATTCAAGAAAAATCCATGAGATCTGTAAGTATATATTTAGGCAGTAAGTGCAATATGAACTGTGCTTATTGCCATAGAATAGAATCTGAAAATGAACCCCATATCTCTGATGAACTAATAGAAGAACTGAAGTCTATGGGGCAGATTCATATTAACTTTTATGGCGGAGAACCTACACTATATATGGATGATATCCGTAAAGTTGTAGAGGCTATGCCGAAGAATTCGTATAGAATAACAACCAATGGAATTCTCTTTGACAAGTATAGAGAATTCTTTTTGAAATATAATTTCAAAGTTACATTTTCTTACGATGGAAATAATAGACTACGTTCTAAGGATGTATTAGATCGTCCTATAGAATTTCCATTTATCAATATATCGTGCACTCTCTTTCATGGAAATACAGACTTAGAATATATTATGCATCAATTCAATGAGAAAGAGAAAGTTATAGCGGCAAGGATTTCTCTGTTTCCTCATATTATGCACATGACATCCGAGTCTAATAAGGAGTATACATTAACCAGAGAAGATTATACTTCTCTGATAGAACAAATTAAGAAGTATGTATCCAAATACGTTATAGATTTTGAGAAATATGGAATACTGAATTATAGAATTAATGGGCTATTCATATTAGTTAATTCTTTACTGAATAATAATTATGAGTATGGCGAAACCTATTGTGTACATAAAGGTATACGAAAAATAGATTCTTCAGGGACTATGTATACTTGTTTATATATGAGAGATGATAAGCTATCCCCAGATACATGGCAACGTGATATTGCAGATGTAATTGATAAAAACTTTACAGACTGCAAAACCTGTTTTTATTATAAATATTGTGGTTCAGCGTGTATCAAATCCAAAGAACACGACTTAGAATGCTATTTTTATAAAAGACTCATTATCTGGGGATTACAATTTAGAAAACAACATCTGGAAGCATTTGAAGAATTGTCTAAGATCATCAGGAGGAAGTAATGCATTTATTTGTATTCGATGATGCAGTTAGAAAAAATGATATACATGAGAATATTAAATTGAATATTTATGATGATCATATACTCCACTTCTATCATAATGATCAGAAGACAATCATAGATACAAATCTATTACGAGATGGTTCCAGTACAATGGTACTATATAATCAGGCTACATCTCATGTTTACGTCTTATATAATTTCAGAGAACTTTTAGAAGTCTTAGATATGACTCCTAAAGAAATGCTAACCAATTTAAATCAAAAAGGATTTATTCAAATAGATAAATGTAATGATGATACATTCATTAAAGTCTTCTTACTCAGAGGGGAAACTGAGTTAGCAAGCGACACTCATAACTTCGCTTCTTATAAGCATTATACAATAGATTATATTCACCCATTGGATTGGAAATATAGCTGGACAATTCATAATGCCAAAGCTATATTGTCTAAAAATAGAGAAGAAGTTACAATAACTTTTGATATGAAGCGATCAGACTTCTGGACAAAAGATTTATATATATCTCATGCCGGTCAGACATATCCAATAGTCGAAGGACATAATGAAGTTACATTTACATATATAGAGACAGAAGACGTTTATTTTGGGAATCCCAATTCTCATTATAAAAGCCGTAGCTTAGATTTAACCAGATTACTATACGAATCAAGCATAAAATGAGATATTCCAATAAGGAATATCTCTTTTGTTCCAGTCAACATTTCAGTAAATTCATGAATTTATATAAAGAGGTGAATGCAAGTGCCAGATGATCCTATACATTCGACAGTCATACGACACGCTAGACTTAGAACAGTCAAAGATGGCGTTGAGCAGATTATTTATTATGAAACTGATGTGGATTCTGTTGTAGATCTGAAAACCAAATTAAATGCAATAATTGCTTCACAAGTAGATACAACGTCTATTACACAGACTATTATTGATAATATTAATAGTGGTGCTATTAATTTAGATTTAAGTAGTTATGCCAAATTAGATTCACCAACGTTTATTAATGAACCTAAGGCTCCTACGCCAGCAGTAACAGATAATAGTACAAGAATCGCTACTACTGCATTTGTTAAAACATATGTACCAATAGCTATTCAGGGTAAACTCGATTCGTTTTCGACCCAGATAACAAATGATACGGCTTTAACAGGAACACCGACTGCCCCTACAGCCGCTACAGGAACCAATACAACTCAGATAGCTACAACTGCATTCGTACATAATCAAGTAGCCGCTAATATGAGTACATATGCTAAATTAGATTCTCCTATATTTACAGGAACTCCTAAATCTGTGACTCCTGCTACTACATCTAATGATACTTCTATAGCAACGACAGCATTTGTTAAAGCGGCCTTAGCTAACGTACAAGGTTCTTTAACATTTGATACTACTCCAACGGGTGGTTCTACTAATCCTGTTACGTCAGATGGTATCTTTAGAGCTATTAAAGCTGCCAAAGATAGTCTTGCTACTGTAGCAACTACTGGAGATTATAATGATTTAACTAATAAGGTTCCAGCAGCTACCTCATTTGTACCAGGAATAGTTAAAATATATAATTCTACAGGTACAAATGCAGATGCCACAATGACACAGTTATCTATAACAAATGCTTTAAATCAAAAAGCTAATAGTTCTTCATTGGCTACTGTAGCAACTACTGGTAAATTCGCAGATTTAAATGATATTCCCAACGCATCGGATTCTGTTAAAGGAATTGTTAAATTATATAGCAGTACCGGTACCAATGCAGATGGTGCTATATCTCAATCAGCATTTACTGCTGCTATGAATAACTATCTAAAATTAACTGGTGGTAAGATGACTGGTTCTATAGATATGGATACATATAATGTAGAACTAGAACAAACCAGTGGAGCAACCATTAAATGGTATACCATAACTGGTGGAAATAAGACATATACTGCTGAGTTGAATCCAAATAATTATTCTGGAACCGCAGCTAAAGCTATAGCTGATCAGAATGGAAATCAGATCGACACATATTATGCTACTAAAGCAGAATTATCGGTTATTCCCAAATTTAAAATTATTATAGTAGATGCTCTTCCGACTACAGATATATCTAAAACGGCTATCTATTTGCTCAAAGATCCTAGTGGTCATGAAGGAGATCTGTATAAAGAATATGTCTATACAGCTGAAAATAAATGGGAATTGATTAGCTCTCCCAAGATCAATTTGGATGGATATGTACAAATATCAGAACTAAATACTAGACTTGCTCTTAAGGCTGATTTGAATTCTCCTATGTTTACCGGAACACCATCCGCTCCTACAGCAGCTGCAGATGCATATACCAATCAGATAGCCACTACTAAATGGGTAACTGATAAAATCGGAAATTATAAAGTAACACAAATAACTGAACCTGGAGATGATTCTTTACAAGATACTCTTGGAATGCATCAACTATGGGTCGATATAACAGGAGATAGTGATATACCATAATGTATAAGAGAGGTCAATATGGCCTCTCTTTATTATTTTAAGAAGGAGGATTAACAAGTGAAATGCAGAAACTTAAAGACTATTTTATGTCCATTGATCCTGAGTCTCGGGCTCTTATTGTCGGGGGGATTGTCTTATGCATCCTTCTCGGAATCTTTGTCTATATCTACAACGGACCAGATAACCCAGAACTTAGTAAACCAATTAGAGACACAATACAACAATCAAAGTCAGAGAATGATAAAGCTAAAAACGCAGTACGAAGAGCTACAGAGTCAGTTCAATCTGCTTCAAGAACAACTGGAATCATCTCAAGTACAAATAAAGAACTTCAAGACAATCAACGAAAGTCAGCAGAAGCAATACGATCTGCTTCAGACCAATTACGAGATGCTAAAGCTGCAGCTCAAGACATCGAAAGAACTCTCTCAGAAGCAGAATCAACAATTGCAGAACTTGACAGGTCTTTTAAACAGCTTGAAGTATTACAATCAGACGCAGCAAAATCTATCAACGCAGCAGAGTCAGCAAATCATTCAGCTTATGACACAGCTCATGGAATCGGAGAGAAACTTAATGGAAGCCAACAACAGTATAGAGAATTTGAAGAAGCTGATAGAGAAATTAGAGATACAATTAAACGACTACGAGAAATGGATCAAGAGAACCAACCGCAGACATAAATATCAAAAAATAATTGCAGGTATTTTTGCTGCTGGAGCAGGCTATGGATTAGGGAGTATGTAATATGAGCACATTAACTATAACTAATAAAAAACAGTATAAATTTCAAGTCAAAGGAAATATAACTATTACTCCTGTTGTAAAACCTATTATGTCTGGGTCTAGTAAATGGCCTATTATTGAGAGAAATGGTAAAAAGTATTTATCCAAGAATTTCACATTTATGGTTCCTAAAGGAATAGAGTATATTAAAATTATTGTACCCCAGTATAATGGTCAACCTATAGCTAAATTTAAAATGATTAATGTAACTAATGGTAAGCTTTGGATATATTGTGCAGATAATGCAAGTTTAATCTCAGTTGTACACGTTTCCCACTATAATTCTTCTACAGAAGATACTAGAGTAGAATACAATCTAACTCTTGATGATTCTTATATTGAAGCCGATCCACTGAAGGATACTATTGAAATGAAATACTCTAAAGAAATCAATACCCAATATTTAAATGATAATGTGACAGATATAGTAGAAGATATACTAATAAAAAATTAAAAAAAAATATCAGAGACTCATATGAGTCTCTGATATTATATGTAACTTATCTTTCAATCCATACTTCTTTATATTGCCTTCCAAATGCTATACACTCATCGTAAGTATCCATAAAGATATCTACAATATCAGGAACACCAGAACGATCATTGACCACATACCAAAGGCCATCGATCATAACACGGGTCCCGATATCGCAACGGTTCATCGCAATTCCCCCGACATATGGCCATTCTCCAGATGCTGTCGGATTACCAGTATGAGTATAGGCAGTTACTTCCATAGTAACCCATTCTGCTTGTACATTTCCAGTACCTAAGAAAAACACACCCATCATTGCTACTAATGCTACTATTAATTTCTTAATCATTACATCATCTTCCTTTCATATCATATAATACAAAGTGTGAAATGCTGGGTTAGTGTATTGTCTAAGGTGGTAATATATATTATGACCACGTATTTTCATACGTCTGGGTTCGTATCGGATGATTTATTTTTCATATTTTTAATACGTAAGAGAGCCTCGCGATGTCTTTTGCAACAGTTACATTTTGGAGTTGCATCAATTCCATATATATCTACATTACAATTATTCCTAGCTTCACAGTATGTTACTTTATCATATAAATCATTCTTCTGAAGATATAAGATGATATCTTCTTTAGAAGTATTTTCTAACGGAAATTCTATATCAGTATCTTTTATTCCATATATCTTAAAAATATTAGAATAGATATCCAATAACTCTTTTCTATATCGTATTGCATCATCACCATTGATATATCCCATAAATATCTGTATTTTGCTAGGTGGTATTATGAGCAGTGTACTGGCTATAGATAATATCCACATTACTGGTAAAACAAAATAACTACCATAAGTGAGCTCTTGATCGGTATATGTCTCATCTAGTTCGCTATTCAATTTAATAAAATATATACGGAATCCTTTATTTTTGTATATATCCATAATGTCCGAAATGCTATCGCATTCTCGAGTAAGCGTATTAGGTTGTCTAAAGGATGCCATACGATGATATACTAAAAATATTTCGCATTCATCTTTAAGATGATTCTTTTCGATCTCTTTACAAAGAATATCAAGGATGGTTGTGCTATCACAACCACCCGAGAAAGATATAACAAACGATCGTTTTCCTTGCTTTAACGTATTAGCAATTCTTTTTTGACCTAAAAATACAGTAGACATTTTTACTCCTTAGTTTCAAAATCGTTATTTTCTGCTTGTATTGCATCGCTAAGACATTTGCGATCTATAGCAATATTATAATCAGTATGATAACTAATCAATATCTTCGTTAAATATTTAAGTTTTTCTTTATATTCGTAAGAGAATGGACTTACAGAAATGATACGTGATGCGTCTAGATCACAATAATCATTAATTGTCTCTTTATTGATAAATAGAAGCGTAAATACTAAAGATAAATATTTCATTCTATCTATAATATCTTCGCTATTATGAATAATATCATTAATAATGCGATCTGAATCCGCATCATTAATTGCCACATTATAATCAAATACGGTTTTAGATATGGTGTCTCGTGTTACTGGATAATACGGCATCCATGGGCAATTAATCATATCAAGAACCTGCATAATTATTACATTTAGTATTCCATGATCTTCATTTGTTAAATTTATCTCGCAGAGTTCTTTAAAATATATATCTTTAATAGTATAATATATTTTATTATACTTGCTATATTCATTATCAATACGATTTTCATAATTTTCAAGAATAAAACAATTGATAATATATGCCACATTTAATAACATCTTTTCTTTTATCGATGTATATTTTTCATTATCAAAAATGGTATGATAGAGTTCGATTGTGTCATCATTATCGGTTTCGTTATTTGCAGCATTTTGAACATTATTAATCGGTTCATCTTCTTTAGAATCTGCCGTAAAACTATTAGCCATTTCGTTCACCAATTCATCATAAATCGCTTTGTCGGCTGCTTTTGGGTCCATTCCTTTTGTAAGAGCGTCTGCAATCATGTGTATAAATTCACTGTTTAGTTTCTTTCTTTCTACTGGATCCATTTTATTTACCTCCTTTAGTATTATCTTCTCTATATTTCATTATTTTATCTAAGAATTCATATAATTCTGGAATATCAAATTCTTTTAATATTTGATAATAATGTTTTTGTCTCTGATAAATATAAAGAGCCATACGATCTGGTAGGATTAACCGATCTCTAATATCTCCAGTAACTATACAAATATATTGCTTTGGTTTGATATTACATGGGTACTTATTATATATAATATACTCAGGCACAATATCCATCCACCTATAGAATGGTATTTCATGCATTTCCATTGGAGTATCATATGTAATTTCTAAATAATTCTTATCAATAATACCAGATTTATTAATCCATTCTCTAATCAATTCTAATCTATCACCAACCGGATTAGATGTATTGTCATCAATTGAGAACGAATATATAAGGTCATACATTCCTCTGCATGTATCATCGTGCTCGACAAAATAATTATGCAATTTGATCAATTTATAAACTGGAGTAGCTTTTATAATATCAACCAGTGATGATCTGATTGCAAATTCATAAGGATACTTGCTTTTATATTGTTCATAGGTCTCAATTTTATCTTCACTACCAAACGCTTTTAATTGTAAGTCATGCAGGTCGTCTTTATTTAAAAAAGACTGTGAATTGTTGCTTATCGAATTTATCCAATACTTAGTTTTAAATAAATCTAATAAGAATTTAATATAATTTTCTTGAATATGTTTTTCATCAAATATGTTTAAATATTTTTCATTATAATTAGAAATAGTATTCATTTTATTTGTCCTCCTTCATAATATTCTTTAACTGAGCTATTAAAAATCCAAATTTACGTTCATAATCGAATGAACATGGATTGATAGTGATAATGCGTGTTGCCGGTATATCATAACCCGCATTGCTTAAAAATTCATTGATATAATTATCGGTTGTCAAAATATTATCATCATTATTACGAAGCTCTCTAAATACCGGTATAAATGATTTCATTTTATCCATAATATCTTTGATATTATTTAGAACAGATTCCACAATATGATCTAAATATTCATCATCGTCATTGGGCACAATATCTGTCCAAGATTTTATCGTTGAATGTAATGACTCAGTCCATTCTGGTATTGTATTATTTATAAATAAACCATCTATAGCCAAACAACGATTTGCTAATTTTTTATTTAAACTATTAAGAATAATAAGAATCATTTTAGCAATAATCCTTCTATCATCTCTGGATAACTCTATATGATAGATTTGATTAAAATAAACATCCAAAATATTATGATAAATTACATCAAATAAATCAAAATGAGTCGTATTGCAGCTTTCAAGAATACAACAATCAATAATATATGCAACGTTCAATATCATATTTTGTTTAATTTCTTCTGTTTCAGCACGATCAAAGACTGTTTTGTATAATTTATCAGCAGCTCTATTTTGTATCTCTTTTTCGATTAATTCTTCTTTACATGGATAATTCCGCCAAATTTCAACTTTACCATCGTCATTTATTTCAATACTAAGAATTGGTGACGAATTGATTTGACTAACAATTTCGTTAAAAGCATAAATAAGATCCTCTTCGTCATCACATCTGTTCATTATAGAACTAAATTCTTCTTTAAATAGTTTGCCACTATCTTCAGGATTCTCTTTAATTAAAATTTCACGAAGATTCTTAGTGAATTTATCCATAAAAATATCAATTTCATCATTGGTAGTTCCTGGTATATTTCTCATTTGTGATACCATTGAGTCATAAACTTTATTTGCTAATATTTTTATTTCTAGTTCAGTCATAATATCTTCTCCTTTTATAAAATATAAACGAGCTTCTTTATATCTACTATTTACTTTGATTGATCTTCATACATATCGTCATTTAGAACATATGGGACTTCCACAGTTACCATAATGATCAATCAATATGTGAGTTAAATGCTGAAGTTTCTTATCATAGTTAAAAGAAAGTGGGCTGATGCTGATAATACGAGTTGCAATCAACCCGTACATATCCGTGAACAAAAGCTTATCATAATAAAGATTAGTAAATACTAATGTTAAATAATTCATCTTGTTCATAATACCTTCAATAATATTTATGATTGATCTTCTAATACGTTTCTCACTGCAATCATCTCCATTGGTATCTTCTATATAATATCGCAGTATATCGTGTAATGGGTTACTATCTTCTTTTTTATTATCTATAAATAAATCATCAAAAGTAAAGCTACGACATGCCAATTTTCTATGCAATCTGTTAAGAATTGTAAGAATAATACCAGCTATTATTCTTCTATCGTTTTTGGTTAATTCAATACAAGAATAGCGTTCAAAATATACGTCTAGAATATTATGATAAATTTCATCGAATAGCTTCGTATAATCTGTTTCATAACTTTCAAGAATACTGCAATTGATGATATATGCCATATTTACTATTATTTCCTCTCTAATATCATTATCTGCTGTATCATCAAAAAGTACATCGAATAGTTCGGATGTATTATCCTTTTTACTCGATCTGCCTAACACATTTGCATATGTATTAAATGTATCTATAACTTTTGTTTTCCAATTATTCATTTTCTCTATATCTTCCTGATTCACAATTTACCTCCTCCTTTTAATAAATTAAGTCTATAGCTATCATTTTTTCTGATAAGACTTGATAATAATGAATATAATATATCTTTGTAATTATACTCTTCTGTATTAAATTGACGAATATGTAAGGATCCTTCAATTATATCACTATTATACAATATTACCGATGCTGGATCACTCATACATCCCTTACACAATGATGATACCATTAGTAGCATTGTATTAAAGATATAATTTTTGTATTTCATAATACATTTATTAATTTCTTTTTTATCGATTATAACATAATGCTGTTTTATTGGTTTGGTATATTCATATTCAAGTTTACTAAATTGAGGATATACACACCAATAATCGAGATTTGATAATATATGATGTACAATAAAGATTGTAATACATCGATCTCGTACAGATAAATCATATTCACAATATTTTTCTAAATATAATTCATTAATATCTTTAATTAAAGCTCCATATCTTTCCACTATATCTATTGATGATATTGGATTAAATGTATGGGCTAATATTAAATAAGATATATTATCTAATACTTCGGCCTGATATACTTCGGGCAATTTATCTAAGAAATATTTTTCGCTTTTACTCATAATGGATTCCTCTCTATTCTATCACTCATCAGGTCTAGATATTTTTTTATTAATTTACCTTTAACTGGATAGCATTTCCAAATTTGTGCTTCTCCATCATCATTTACTTGAATTTCAAGATCCGGTATCTTATCTATTCTCTTTGTAATTTCATAGAAAGCATAGATAAGATCATTTGGATCGGTACATTTACTCATTACAGAGTCAAATGCAACCGTAAACTCTGTTATTTTACCAGCCCCATTAGGCTGATGATTATTTGATAATTTTAAAAGATATTTAGATAACTCGTTAATAAATATATCAACTACTTTATCATCTATATTCGAATACTCATCTTTACAACGAGATATTATTGTTTTATAAATTTTATTTGCTATTTTTTCTACTTCTAATTTGTTCATTCTAATCTCTCCTTTTGTAAAATATAAATGAACTTCTCATGTTTATAATATATAATCAAAAAAAATAAAAACTTAATTTTATTATAATATCTATATAATAATCGTATTGTATTTTATAGGAGGAGTCTTATGAAAAAAATTTTTATTTCACAACCAATGAGAAACAAAACACAAGAACAAATTGTTAATGCCCGTAATGAAGCCGTAGCTGTTATTAGAGAAAAGTATAATGACGATGTGACAATATTAGAGTCCTATAAACCGGAGTTTAAAGATCTACCTCCTATTGCATGTTTAGGAGAAAGTCTTAAGATTATGGCAGAAGCTGATGTGGTCGTATTCATTGGTGATTGGACGTCCGCTAGAGGATGTGAAATTGAACATGAAGTGGCCGATAAATATGGTAAGACTATCGTAGAGATATGAGTAAAATAAATAAAAAATAATATCGGTGGACTATATAGTCCACCGATAATTCTTATGTTTCTGTTAAAATATAGTACGTATACCATATATTGGCACATATAATAGAAATCATAAATGCCGTAGAAGCAATCATACTATTATAATCGCTGGCGGTATATAGACTAACCATCGTATATATCCAGTATATAATAGTAAATAAAGCAGTCAATACGCCCACTCCAAACAAACACAATTTAGGTTTATTCCATTGGATCATGGGCCTAATATGTGGCTGTTTCTTGGTTCCTGCTTTTGTATCTAAGAAATAGATTCTTCCAGTTTTAAAGTTCATTTTAGCTTCAAAGTCGATTGTATCTAATACTCTAATATTCGTAATTTTACGATCTGGAAGATCTAAACACGTATCGATTAATCGATATGCATAATCTATATCTTGAGCGTGCTGATTAGCATCAGAATCGATATAATCTGCATAAATGATCGTATCAATCAAATGCTCATTTTCTCCTTCTCCATACCAATATTGCTGATCCAATTCAAATGCGGTGAATCGGAATAATTGGCCTGTGTTGATATTTATATAGGCCTTTAGTGGAAATATATACAATATTGAATTACTCATATAAAATTCCCCATCAATTTTGGTTACAATTCTGTCAACAGTTTGATATTTTTTTGCATCCATTTTTAGTCCTCCTTTTGAACTATAAATAAAATTGATATATAAAATAAGCTTCCGGAGATTTTAACAATGTATATAACTATTGTATAAAGGTCTCTGGAGGACGGATCTTTAAATTGTTGTAGGAGCCTTTATCAAGACTCCATATCTTAATTAAGATCGAGCTATAATGATATCTTGAATCTTAACAAGATTAGTAAGAAATGTTTCCTTTAGGGTGTGGTAGCATTCCTTGTTTGCTTCATTAATCGGAAAGTTATTTTCCAGATCAAACAAAGCTTTCTTGTACATCTGTCGACTGTCTTCGGCAGATATGGAATTATGAATTATCATAATTTCTAAGTCCTCCTTTCTTATAGATTGGGAGAGGATATAGGTGGATCTATATCTTCTCTCATCTCTATAATATATACTTTAAAAGAACTTAGATTACAAAAAAGAATCAGAGACTCATATGAGTCTCTGATAATAATTATATACACTTAAACATTATAATAATCATAGCATTATCCGCTATGTATAAGATATCCCATCAGGGTTGAAGTCATATAGTTTTTGCTTCTATTTGGTAATGCATCTTTCTTATACCGTACAGGACTTTATCCAAAATCGTATCTTGCTGATGGCACGATCTTATATACTTGTCTGTAGATGCATATACAGATGAGTCTTAATTAGAGAATGATGATAACTCTATATACACTCTTCCACTTATACTATTATTGGCTCTGTTATATACAAACTTGAGAGTTATAGATTTTGCTATTATCTTTCTCTTACTTAAGCAAAAGAATTCCCATAGACTCATATGAGTCTATGGGATATATTGTCATACAAGGTGTTCTCAGGAAGTGCAACTATTATAAAACTTCCCGAGAACTATAGGCAAGGGGTTCCGTTCCCTATTATAATGTTAGAACTTACTTATTCTGTTCGGCAAACATAAGATCGATCTGTGGATACATTGGATCTAAGATCTTAGTCAATGCTTTATACGGGTCTAATTCTTCTGTTAATATCATTTCTACAATTGTCTTAGAAAAGCCAGATACGAGCACCAAACCGTTGGAATTACGTGTTATTGGGATGGTACCAGTACGAGAATTGACGTTCCAGAAGATAAGCCGTGGTATAGTATAGCCATGTGCTTTATAACACTCAGAAATCATATCAAACAACGCTTGGTCAGTAGAACCATCCATAGCACTATCAAATTCCATATCTGATATAATAATCAGATTCTTTGGAAGATCTTCTTGAGATAGTTTATTATTAATCGCAGTATTCAATACTAAATTAAATACAGATTCAATATCCGTATTGGAGCAGTCATCGTAATGAGCCAGAGTAATCAGTTTATCATATAAAGTATGATTCATATTCAGATCTACAATATACGGTCTCATACTAAATGAAATAAACTTATTCTTGAATGCTTTGGATTTAATATGCTCTGCGCAATACAATGTAATAGAATCTGCTACATTTTGTGCGGTCAATGAATCATTAATAGTGCATTTCATACTACCAGATCCATCTCGAATAACCAATGTGTCTTCTAATAAAGATCCAGGAGGAGTCTGATGATTCCAAAGCTCTTCTAATGTATCATCTATTTCATAGAATCCACCATTCCAGTATTTACGAACAATATCATATAAGAAGAGACTATTGGTATTGATCTTGGCTTTGCCTTGTTTTAAATCTTCTAAATATTGTCTTCTTCTATTTTCATCATGACGTAAGAAAGCACTATTGTATATTAAATTAGCTTTAGACGGTACATGTTCATAATTGATATTGTACCATTGGTTATCAGACATTTTAACTTCCAATACATCAAGATACTTTCTCAACTGAGACAAGAGTTTTCTGTATTGTTTATCTGTATACTTACAGAAGCTTGGCAACGCTTTTTTCAATTCTCTCGCTCTTCTACGAGTATATACAGAAGATGTATTCATAGAAGGAATCCATTTAGCTAACAAACTAATTGGTTTATTTTCCTTCATATTTTTAATATCTATTTTTAACTGTGAATTAATGGTTAATTTGCATAAAGTTTCGACTTTACTATTGGATGTGGTAAAATAAAGATCAATTATATCATCCCACCTACCAATATTTTGAATAAGCATGGATAAGAGTATATTCATAGTTGCATCTGGATCTATATCAGACAGATGAGCCAATAAACAACGGAACGCATCTCTTTCTCCTAAACCATGTTTGATATCTCTTAAATACAATAACCATTTGATCGTTCTAATTTTATCTTCATGATAAGCCAAATCAAATTGTACACACATTGATTTGAGCGTACCATAATCGATTTGATTATTATTGTAATTTTTAATTTGTTTTCTAAATTCAGAGAATGCACTTCTCAGTGTAGGTACAGAGAAATTTAAATCAACTAATGCATGACCGGTACTTTCATAACCAATAGCGCCATTCTCTGTTTTTGTGAGCACATTAGCTCTCATCATGTTCATAAAATCCATTTTTATTACCTCCTAAGTGTCTCTACACACCTAATAAAAAATAAAATATATGGTTATTGTATAATACGAGATCTATGTAAGAATTGGAAGAAATGTTCTACATCTAATCTGGATGTGATATTGTATATTTTAGAATTTACAAGCTGTTTGCTTTTATCTGAACTGATATAGTAAACTCCGATACATATATTATACTTATTTTTATAGACCCAATAGGATGTATTGTCTACATCGAAATGATATGTTTTTCCATCTACCAATCCATTGAGTATATCTTCTTTAGTCATCATATCACACCCATATAGAATAAAGAACTGTCTAAACCAATAATGGTTTAGATCGAATTATACAATAAAAAATAAAATCATAGAACTCATCCCTAAAGATCTAGAATTATTTCAAGACCCTTCTAGTCCTCAGGAATTATTGAGTTCTTGACTCAGCTGTCAGACTCCTAAAGATTGCGCTATCTTAAGGGAAATAGACGCTGAAACGCTCCAAGGCGTATATTCGTTTTGTAAGTTTTGGTTTGCTGTGTGGGCCTTTTTAAGAGACCGTACCTCTACAGTACGGTGTGTGTAGAGAACTAGACGCATCTATATCCAATTTATAATGAATAATTGCTGTAAGCGCCTATGAACTTCTCTACTTTCTCATTATATAGTTATATCATTAATTAAATATTAATAATTACTTCTCTAATTCTATCTTTACTGACTCCAAAGTCCTTTTCACCTTCATATATATTTCTATGAATACGTATAGGAATATTCAGAAGTATTAGTTTTTGAATATATCGTTTCAGTTCTTCATTGCTTACATCTTTGTCAGGATAAAAATTAATTTCTATATTTTCTAATCCAAATTTAAGTATTAATGTACGAATAACGTTAAAGTACCCTTTGCCATTCGAAGCTATATAAATATGATTATGTCTGTTCTGATTTCTTAAATGATAGAAAATTGATAAGATATCAAAACATCCTTCGGCTACATGGATTTGAATAGGATCATCAGATAATACATCAATCGTCGTAGGGATACAATAATTCCGAATATGGTTTGGATTCTTATCAAACAACTCATAATTGTAATATCTGGAATTAATACATGATTTAGATTCATCTGTATTTCTCATAATCAAATAAGAGTTGTCCAAAGATAGAAAGCCTACAAAGTAATTAGAAATATCATTTACTATTCCTGGTAAAGAATTTGATGATAGTTGATTTATATCTAACAATTCTTTCAGATTAAATATAATTTTATTTTCTTGCGCTTCTCGCATAGACATATGTAATCCTAGTCGACGATTGATATATTCTAATTTCTTTTGAGCAGAAGTTGTATCGGATATATTGTACTGGTAAGAGACAGATCGAGCAACTCTATGATATCCTATTCTCATTTTAGAGAAGTTTACTCTACCGGAAATAGACTCTGCTATAGTTTGCAAGTCTTCAATATCTTTTTGAGATATTTCTTGTGCAGGAATAATAGAACGAATAATATCTGGTGTAAATAATCCTTTACTTTCACATTTAAAGCAATGATATAATGGCACTTCTGTATCCGAACCAAGTTTAATATAAAAATGAGCTTTAGAAGAATCGTTACTATCTCCACAGAATCGACAGCGAATAATAGCTTCTCCATTTCTAATCGTCATTTCATCTTTAAAATGTCTCTCCAATAAAGATTGTAATACATATGTTGATTTATCTTTCATATCTTTGATCACCTCCTATCTATAAAAAAATATATGGTAGAGCTATATAGCTCTACCATATAGTCAAATCATAAGTATATATTGAAGAACTTCTTCACATAGTTTTTCAGGAACAAATTGAGTGCTAATGGGTATACCATGATACTCAGGATGTCTATAATCTATATTGGTAAACTTAGAAGACAATATCTGAGATATTAATTTGAATATACTGTCTTCTTGGATTTTTCTATTATTATATTTAGCCACTACCTTAGGATAGTTTTCAGAAATCATCATACGCTGCATGATTTTCTTATTAACTGTTTTTCTACTTACTAACCGTTCTACTTTCCCTCCAATAATGAATGGTAATAACGACTGTCCATTACTTAATAGCATTTTCTTAACAGCCAGCATACAAATGACATAATCCATATTGGATATCATTCTAGTGGCTTGAATATCTTTGAACTCTTTAAAGAATGGATACATAACCAAATTGAATTGGAAAGAATTCTTAATTGGTTTATTGTCTTTAGAAAGCTCATGCATATAGAATACAATCTCTCCTTCGTCAAAAGGACCATATTTAGATTTAATATTGCTCATCGTATATTTACAATTGGCGTTGGATTGAATAACCATGGATTCATCAATCTTAGCTATATGGGCTTCAAACTTATCTGCTTCGCTATTATTATCTTCATCTCGTTCAGATGACGATACAGATGCCATTTGGAATTCATAGGGAGCATCTACAACCTTATATTTAACTTCTCTGCCTATGGCATCATAGTTAAAACAAACAATATTCTTATCAAATGTATACTTTGGAAAGACTTGTATAATCAAGTCTTCAATCGTATTCATAGAATGAGAGGTGGGATTACGTCCTCGAATATCCTGCATATCCCATAAAATCTTATTACTATTGACAGACTTTTGTACGTTTGTCATAGTTGTTTCATAAAGCTTAGCAATAATATCTATATTATAAACTCTCTTGATTTCCTGCATGATATAATCATAGCAAGTCAACAAGATATTTTTGATCTCGATGTTATCGTATTTATTAATCCATACGAAATGCATAATCAAAGGGATAATACAATTCTGTATGAATGAAATTTCCATTAAAATCTCTGCATGATCATCCGTATATTCCAAGCAAGGATTCTTTGTATTAGAATAAGATAAATGAACCATGTAGTTATCTTTTACCAATCTACGAATATTAGCATGTAATGTTGGATTAGCGTGTTCATCATAGGAGATAATGAATCGGATCAGATCATTGATAAAGTTCTGTTCTGTATATGTATCCCCCATATAATCGATAAAATACTTGATTTGTCCATAGATACCAACCAGTTCATGGTTTGTATCATAGAATTTTTCAAAATAATTTAAATATTGCGTACAATGGTTTCTAAACCCAACTACAATCTTACCATTTTTCATTTGTGTCTTAGAGTTATATCCTCTCTTAGACTGCATCATAAAATATGACATTAAAGAGCCAGGTTCATTTCCATAAGCGATAGCACATTCATCGCATTGAATCGCATTGCCTTTGATTTGAAATATTTCTTCTTCTGGTGTACTGGGCATCCAACTATCAATCGGTATAACCCCTCTGTTTATTACTTCTTGTACAAATTCATTTTCATTTGGCATCAATTTTCCTCCTTTTGAAAATAGATACACTAACCTCGTTTATATAATATACATTTGAACTTATTTTTTGCGTCCGATACGTCTGACAACAGAAGTTGTACGAGCAGTTTTAATAGAAGATTTTAATCGTCCCACGGTAGGAACTTTACTCACTCTTTTAGCAATCTTTACATTGTCTGAAGAATAGCCTGTCAGATCTTTAACTATAGCTTTGTCTTGTCTCTCCTGTTCTTTGATCTTTTTCTGTATCTCCTTGACTCGTTTGATATCCCCCAATTTAGTCTCAGAGTCTACGATCATTTTTAAGACATTAGCTTTGTTTAAAGGTTTAGCCAGTTTCCAACTTTCTTCGGCAAAAAATAATCGTCTTAGTTTCATGAAGTAATAAGCGAAATATAAAGACTTTATATATCCGGTTTGCATTCTCGGATTGCGAATAACTGGCTTATCCGTTAGTGCTTTTTTGTTCATTTTCTTTTCTAACCAATCAATGGTTAGACCAGAATGTTTAAAAGTATACGCATAGGTAAAAATAAAAGCAGGATCATTAGAAAAGAACTTGACGTTATATGAATTCAGATTAGACATCATAACTTCTGGTTTGTCTGTGCTAAATTCTATAACGACGTCATAATAGATTCCTTTTGTACTTTCAGAAGGTACCATAATATGAGCATAGTATCGATTAGACTCTTTAGTATCTTTATAAAGATAATAAGCCATTTCGCCAGCTTCTCTGACTATTAAAGCATCAAATCGTTTTTTATAATCTGCTTTAATAAGTTTCATTTGTGTATTGGTTGATACACCTTTGATGATTCCTGGGTTGTCTATATAGTTAGCATATGTTGTCTTGATAATCATAACAGAATCTCCTATAAAGAAAGAAGGAGGTCTAAGGCCAATAAAAGCCTTAGACCAACATATATGATTATTAGTAAGTTATGTATAAAATCAAAAAATAAAAGAGGGTGGATATGTTTACCGTTCTTTTATTTTTCTGAAGTCTCTCGAAACTGCGTCGGGGCAATTACCAAGTTGTCTCTTGAACCGTAATCTATATCTCTATAGATTCTCAATATGACCGTAGCCATATCATACGGAATCGCTTAACCGTTTGCAGAAATTGCTTTCAGTATTTTTAACTTCGTGAGATTTTTTCTAAGTTGTCAGTCTACGATATTCTCACTTTCTCGTAGTGGTGACGGTATCTTTAGAGTCACTATCCGGCTTTACTACCCATAGATTGTTTATGTCTATGTCTATGACTATGAGGTATCCGGATTAACCGCCTAACTCGATAAGGTGTTTTCTTTCGGATAACATATATAGATAATACGTTCCGATCCGAATCCATCAACAAATAAATAGTCCAACATATCCTTCAGACTATTCTCTTATCACATCTATATTATATAATTAAAAAATAGTTAGATTACAAAATACTTAATTATCAAAATCGTATGTATTGAATGCAGGATCTGGTAAGAGATATTGGTTAGTCTTAAACATCAGTCCGATGATATTGATAATCGCATCCAGAATAACAATATCCGATTTAATAGAGGATAATACTTTCTTATCGTATTCCGATGTCCTCAAATTTAAAGGACAATCGTATTTCAAAGAATTATTGGTAATATCATTGAGTTGCTTTTCAGAAAGCGTATTATCCTTGTTGTAAATCAATTGGAACAGGGACTTATAGGAGTCCAAGATTATACGAATAGCGTCTTTCGTAAGGTCTTCCCCATACTGGTACTGGTCATATGCAATAGCGTGCTCTTTACCCATAATTTCAACCATCAGTTGGCAGCAAGCCTTTAATGCTTCAAAGTTAGCACCATATCCTACTCCGTATTCTGCGGCTGATCTACAATTCAATACTGCATCTTCTACTAAGTCTTTCTTAGCATCTCGATCTGTATAAGAAATACCACCAATCAAATAATCCACCATATTGCATTCTAATGTCTGGATACGTCTTTTTAGTTTATAGATTTCTGTTACATCTTTCTTGGTTTCTTCATACTTCTGTAATTCAGCTTTCAGAGATTTGACTAAGTTTTCATAAATAGAAGACCTAGATCCATCTTTATTATACATATTGGAAGGATTAATGACTTTAGTCGTTTTAGCATCTGCAACAACCTGTTCGGCATTGCCGGCAAACTTATGTACTGTCTTAGGTGTAGCAGCCATTCCCTTTTCAATATCTAGCTTCTGAATCTGAGGATCAATATACTTCTTGATTGTCTTAGCTCCAGATAATTTGGCCAAATCATATAGATAATCTAATCTGACAATATTGGTAACCATTAATAACATCGGTCTTTGTTCGGGTGGATAATTACCGATGGTCTGAAGAACCTGATCAATTTCAGAACGAGCATCTTCACTATATTTAGGAGCGAAGATAACAGTAGGAGTTTCTCCAACCATAGTAGAAGCGTTTCTCTTACCTGTACGTAATGCTTCATTACGAGAAGCAATAGGAGCGATGATATTATCTGTAACAATAGCTCCCAACAATGCTAACATTTCTGGAGTATCAATAGGATCTTCAAAAATATAGATCTTGGGATCTCTAATAACACAAGTAGAATCTTTAGCATTGTTAATGAAATTTGCATTGAAGTATCCGGAGTCCAATGTAAATCCATCATAAGACTTTAATACATTTTCAGGACTATTGGAAATGCCTACATCGATATATACAGAATTACCATATTCTTCATAAATCTGTTTAATATTCTGTGCAATCTCTTCATCTCCATCAGTTGATGTATAAGCAATATTATAGATATCTTCTAAAGTCGCTTTACGTCCATCTTTTTCTATAATCTCATAAATTCTTTCAGCAACGTTTTCTACTTTCTTTAAGATGTCTTTTTCAGAAATATTATATTCTTTACAATATTTATTCAATTTATGGAACAGCTTATAAGATAAGATAACAGAAGATGTGGTGCCATCTCCTACAGTCTTAACTGTATTTCTGGTTACATTTCTCAGATCATCTACAATAGACATTTCGATGGGTTTATTAAATTTAATAGCCCCTAAAATCTTATGCCCATCCTTAGTATAATCTGTACGTCCAGTATCTTTCTTATCAACAATAGATCTCATTTCTGTTGTAGAACCATCAGGTCCATAAGAGTTCTTTAATACATTAGCAATAGTTGCTAATGTTTCATCTTGTACATCTCTTAAAATGTTTTTAGATACTACATTGTTGATTGCTTTTGCTCGAATTGTGCCCATAATAAATCCTCCACTCTTGGTATTGATAAATCTACATACGGATCAATTAATCTGATAATATTAGTTTCTGCATACAATAATACTTCGGGACAAACCTCATAAGTAGTATCCGTTTTTTTCATATTGTACATTGTATTCAGAATATAAATATGTTTTTTATCTATATGCTGATACTTGGGAATATGCTTAGCATACTTTATATATAATCCATCATAAAAAGACATATCGTTTTGGTTCAATATAGTCTTATATTTATTATGACTTATCTTATTAATCTTACTGACTTCTTTTTCATTCTTACAATTAATGGTTATATTAACCAATCCTTTACTGATATATGTAGAATCCACGAATGATAGTATATCGGTAGGACGTACCATATCATAAATCTCTTGACCATAACTATCCATTAGCTCTTGATATATATTATCATAAGAATCTTTATAGTCTTCTTTAATAATAATAGACAATGGGTTTTCTTCTGTTCTGTATAGTAGCATATTCTTGAGCCCAGATATAGATTCTGCGATGGTTATTTCAGGTTTAATAATCTTCTCATCTTTCATATGAGTAATAATAAAACCAACTATAGCCAAATCTAAATCCATGACCATTTCGAATTCCATTAACCCAGATGTGACATTTATACCAAGCGTTGTATTCATAGGTCGATTTTCCATATACACCTCAAAAAATAAAGAAGAGTGACTCTTCTTTATTAATTAAAATACATTAAACGCATTTTTAATATCTTCTGATGGACCTTCTTGTGGATTATCGTCCTCATCAAACAGATTCTGCATATATTGATCTTGGTCTGTAGATGTATTGGCTCGTTTACTGATCTTCTTCCATGCGGGTTCTGCTCCCACTCTGGTAATCAGATTATCAATACCATTGCGAATTCTTTGAGATTCTTTTCTATTCACATCAATATATGAATATGCCATTGCATTGGTCATAGCCAATATGAATTGATCAAATTGATCAATCAGCATATCTAATTCCACTTCTCCGAATACGTTGGTCTGTTGATTATATTTAACAACTCCATCGGTTGTATTGACATCATAGATCATAGGATAATAGCTAGTATTTAATTGATAGGCCGCTTCTGATTCAATAGAAGATTGTTTATTAAACCGTATAATTCGAATAGCCGCATCACTAGCGTCTTTATTGAATGAATTACCATTGTTAATTGTAATCAATGATTTTCCACAGATAACACCAGCACCATCATACTTTACAGGATCTTTCTTATATCCTTTGAGGATATCAGAAAACATTTTGGCTTTGTGTGGATTGAAATAAATATCTGTACTATTCTTTATATCCCATTCAGACTTAGTTCCTATACCTATTTTGGGAACAATATATACTTTTAACATACCATTCCACATAGCTGTCATTAATGCGGACTGTGTAATAGCGTCATGGTCTGTATTATAAAATTTTAACCCACCCACTGTAGGTCTGAACTCTTGTGATTGTTTATTATAAGATGAGTATTTTTTGTCTTCTAAATAATTAAATGATTTGGCTTGATTTAACGACATTTGGCGACCTCCTCTTATTGTAACTGTTAGAGTATATATTATAATTGACAATAGTATCCCCAATACCAGAATAGGTATTGGGGAGTATCTATCATCATCATATCATTTTTATAATATATAACCAAAAGTATGGTTAAATCACTTCTTACCTATATCGTCCTGATCGTTATAGGGTCTGGCTTGAATAATAATATTATTACGCTTCATATATGATTTCATAATACTATCATCTTCCGATATCTTTTTGTTTAACATCTTTTCTCCATTAATACAGAGACCTAAGATAAAGGTTACAAAAGAAATAGCGGGTTCTCCAATTATGGTAGCTCCAAGTTTAATAAACTTGTCCACATCAGGATGGTTATAGACAATCGCCTGTATCATTAAGAATACAAACGCAGCTACGAATGGAAGAATAGCCATTACGATATAAATGGCTACTATAATTTTGATCGGATTCTTGAATGCAAGAATCGTAGCTCCAATAGTATCTGTATATCCAGATAAACTTCTTAGGAAAGAATTATACCGTTTCATTAGCATAATTAATCATCTCCATAATTAATAAGAAGAGTTCTTGGAGACTTTAACTTCTGAGAAGAAATTTCATATCTCAGTTTATCATATTTGTAATACAGATCTTGTAATTTCTTTACAGTCTGGGCATTTAATCCATCTTCCGTAGTGATGTAATCATCAATTACGGACATTCTGGAATTGATCTTATGCAATAGCATAATAGCCAATGCACGATCATCATCCATATTATTCACTTCAAACTGAAGAGTATAATAGTCATCAAAGTAAGCCTTAACACCATTGGCTTTGAACCGATCCAATGCATTATTATTGGCTTTCTTATTCTTATCAAAGAATTTTAAGATAGAACCAGACGCTTCAGTAATCAATGAATGATCGTCAATACGTTTTAATCTTAAGATGATTTTATTCATCTCTAATCGTTCATATTGAGATCCTGTGATATCAATCCCTTTCTGGAGGGTATGAATAGCCTGAATACGATACATCAGGATATTCTTATATAATCTAAGTACCCATTTAATAATGATAGCTTTAGAGTCTACCATCTTTCCATAGGTATTAGACAATCCATCCAGTTTCATAATTGCTGATTTTAAGAAACTAGTTAAATCATACGCTTCATCAAGCTGGAAAGGAATCATATAGTCATTATGGAAAATAGATACAGAACGTCTTGCTGCTTCCTTAATACCAAATCCCAATAATTCTATATAACTAATATAGTCAGACAGTCTTATGGTAGTATTCGAGTAAGTTAAGTAAGAGTTGATTAAATATCTTGCATTACGAATAGGAGACTCATTGGTAACAAGCACACCTACTTCATGAATCAGCAAAGATACAATCTCATCTGTATCAAGTCCATAAATCGGAGAATATAATTTAGAATCCAGTTCAACTTTATAAGATTTAATTCTATATTCATCATCAGAAGTCATAATCTCAGTGACCTGCTGTGCAGTTAGCACTGGCATAGCAATAATTCCGAAAAATTGCTTATCTGTATTCAATGTATATGTAACATCGCTACATACAGCATCTGGAAACAATTTGTTCAAAGACTCTTTAATAGCATTTAAAACAGATGTATCTCCTGGTCTCATTTTCAGATTAATGATATCGCCATTCAGATCACCAATGTATCCAAAGATTTCATCTTTATTCAAGATTAAGTTATCCTCCTTTCATCAGAAATATAAAAAGCCAGGAGTAGTCATAAAGACTACCCCTAGCCAATTAAATCTGTTATATGATTCAGCTATTAGGGAATGTTGTTCAGTTTAGCCGGAATCTTGATGTGACCCTTGGTCGGGCTGCCTTCTGCAGCATCAATTACGCCGTTGACTTCAGAGCTGTACTGTTCAGTATTAGCTGTGTTGTCATTCATTGCGTTGATTCCGATGTAATCGTTATCACTAGCCATAGCTACGTTCTCCCTGAGACCAGACGGATTCAGGATGCGGATACGTCCCTGTACAGGCTGATACTGCAAGAACAACCAACGTTCGAAGCAGGTCATGGCCGGTGTTTCGTACTGTACCGTATCACGAATTTCGCTGGAAATATACATCTGATAATCAATAACCTTGTAGGTAATACGCATGCTGTTCCTGGGGATAAGCAGTACGATCAGGTTATTGTTATTTCTCATCTTCTGAGAGGAGATGAAGTTGTAAACACGATGTTCACTTGTTACAACAGTCCGTTTGAAATCAAGTTCGACCGGTCCGATGTTGGACGGTGTCTGATAGGTGTAGGACTGCGGAGAAATACGACGGATGAGGTCCGGACGTCCGAATACTGCAACAGTCATATTTTCGTCATTGAGAACCTGGAGCATACGGGTTACGTACTGATCAAGGTTATCCATGAACATAACTTTACGCCATTCAACAGGATTGTTGTTGTAGTTGAGCGGCGGAGCGAAGTCGAATGCACCAGATACCTTAGAAATGTCAGGCATTGTAAGGAAGCTGTCATTCAAGTTCTGGAGAATGGAATCATCCTTCCAGTGGAGCAGGCCAAGACGCATCATGGACATAAGTTTTGTAACCTGATTTACGTCATACAGAGCCTGGATATCCTTAACTTCTTCCGGAGATACTGTGCAGGTGATGTGCGGAGCTTCCGGAATTTCATAGAAGTTAGTCATTGCAGACCATTTGAATTTAACGGTCGGGAACTGAGCTGTAGATACGTCAACAACTGCATGGATAATTACGCCTTCAACAAAGCCAGCGTTACCAGCAGCAATAACTGCACCAGTATCAGCATTGATAGCCGGAGCGCTCATGAGCATAATCTTATTACCCTGAGAAGCGTTACCCATCAGGTTAATTGTAACCTTTACAGAAGTTGCAGCGGTAGCCGGTACGGAGAGAGCAATTCTCTTGTTGAGAACACGATCCATAGCGCCATAGCCAGGGTTGAATTTTCCATCAACGTCAAATACGAGTTTCTTACCAGCACCAACATCAGCAGCTTCAGCTACTTTGAATTTGCGGTTAGCATCGTCATAAATCAGGTCGCCTTCTGCAGCATAACCTGTAACGATGATTCTCTTAACCATGGTCTTCATGGAGAGAGTTGTATTTCTGAGAATACGATCCGGAACCTGATCAGCAGTAAATACGTCATGAACGAGATTTCCATTCAGAGCATCACCACGAGCACCATTACCTCCAAGAGGAGCAGCAAAGTTGATGATTTCGGTCGGAGCTACGTCACCAGCAAGTGCACCTGCAGCAGAAGCAGCAACATAGAAGTCGACAGACGGAATAGATTCGTCTACTGCCGGTTTAATCTTGTTCTGTTCTGCAAAGATATCGAATTCATTACCAGCGATATCCACCATGGTACGAGTTTCCATGGTCAGTGTGAACTTCGGAGAACGAGCAACGTCCTTCGGCATAACCTGATCAAATACAGCATTCATAAGGATGTTTTTATGCATCGGAAGAGCCATACCGATTACAGGGTTATATGCGCCAAGAGTTGTGGATTCCTGGAGAATCTGATTAACGTCGTTTTCAAACAATGCTTCCATGTTGTCAACATGTTCGGCTACAGCGTCAGGACTCTGGAATCTCGGATCATTCGGATCATAGGAGCCTTCCATGAAGGATTTCTTCATTTCATTTTTAGCAAGATCGCTCCTGAAGTATTCGCTGGGATTTCCGAAGATATCGTAGCCGGATTCCTGACGAACGCCTCTTGCTACATCAAGAAACTGTTCAGCTACAGCATGCATCGGATCGGATGCATAACCACGGAGATCAGCTTTCTTGTTATCAATTGAGCTAAGAATAGCCATTATTAACTTTCCTCCTTTAATCTAAACCTGATTGAGATCTCTAACCAGGTTTTTATAAAGTTTTATTTGTTAGTTTCACACACGTTCTTATTATCTTTTTTATTAAACAATCTGATATTTCTTTAGACTTTCGTTAAAAGAATCAGAAAGAATCTTTTAACCCTCTTAAGATCGAAAAGAGAATTGTGATTCCATTCCTCTGATTTTAATAACTACAGGAATAATCTTTACTATAAAAAATAAATCATCCCATATGTATATAGATATTGTATACACTGTTTCACCAGCAAGCTGGTTTCATCCCCGAAACAAGTATACCATATCTGATATCCATATATCAGATTAGTTTTAAATAATAAAAATTAATCAGTCTTTATTAAATCATCAGATTATTGGTTACTTTACGACCTTACATTACTGTTCTGATTATTATATTAGGAAATAGCAAAAATAAACACATACTCCATATGGAGTATGTGTTTTATAATGAAAAATTAATCTTCTTTTTGCTTTTTAACAGGAAGTTTTTCTATAATATGGATAAGCATACCATAATGAGCGATAAATCTTTGCAACAATACTTGGTTCTCCATTAATGTTCTAGTATTGAAAGAATCAGTCAGAGCATCAAAAACCATCTGTTTCAATTCAGATAGCGAATTAGCAACGAAGTTAACAGAATTGATATTATCTGTATTCTTATTAATGGTAATCATTCTGTCTGATAAGTCAACGATATCATTATATAAATCAATGAATGATTGTTTAATATTATTGGTTCTAATACGAAGTTGTTCTTCTGTTAAGTTAGAAAATGCGCTCTGTTGCAATTCTTGTAATTCGGGATCTCCACCAGAACCAGCAGGTTGAGCTTGTGCGGCAGGATCTGGTTGCTGGTTAGCATTGCCGGTCTGATCTCCTCCCATATCATCTCCACCACCCGTAGGATCTCCCTCATCGGCCATATCAGAGAAGTCGCCTTCTTCTCCACCAGCAGAAGGATCGGCTTCATCACTCATATCTGAGAAATTTCCAGGATCATCACCAGCTGCATCTGGATCTGGGGCAGGCTCTCCTCCAGGGTCTGTTGTGGTATCCGGAGCAGCAGGCGGTTCTTGATTAGCCGGAACATTTGTGGGTTCATTGGCTGGCTGTTCAGGATCAGGAGCTGGAGGCTGTTCATTTCCTATATCAGAAAAATTTTTATCTCCACTATTTATAGCATCTTCCTCTTCACCCTTATCAGCCATTGTAGTGAATGATGTATCTACATCGTCTTCCGCATCTGTAATATCTGAGAAGTCTCCTTGTGTTTGATTATCGTTTGTGTCAGTAGGCTTCTTATCTTCGTCATCATCCAGCATATCCGTAAAAGATTTATCTTTATTATCTGCTTCTAAGACAACTCGAGTATTATCATAATACTCTTCATTCATAGTGCTCATAAAATCAGCATCTTCATGAGCTGCTTTATATACAGCAGAATCTTCCGATATTTTAACATCATACTTCTTAGCAGCAGATAATATTCGTTTAGCCAACTTATGTTTCTTGCTGGGATCGCAATATCTGAAATAAGCCATAGCAGATTTAACATGAGCCGCATCGGTTAATGGGTATTTTCTCTCTTCTGGCAATCCAAATTGAGAAGTATCTATATTCTTACGTTCTTTGGAGGTTAACGTGTCTTCATTATAGTTCATAAGATCCTCCATTAATCTTCTTTTAAATGGAATCTAGAAACGGTTGCATCACTATCTTGCTTCATAACCACAGAGTTATCCCATTTATCAATATTCTTAAGAGCTATCTGGGTATACTTAGTAGCCAACTTCTTTTTCAACAGTCTCAGATTACGTTCTTCTTTCATATTTCCATTATCAGAAGCCGTAGAGATTCTTTTATCAATCATCTCTAATTCTACTTCTATCTCATCTACAATAGCTTGGCGTTCTCGCTTCTCTGCATTCTTGGCTTTGACAAATTTCATTACCAATGCTAATATACCTAAATAAATAGATACAAAGTATGATAATGCACCTACCGCCAATACAGTTTTGAAGCATTTGGATAACGCAGGAAGCATTTTACCATTGACAACTCTCATACGAGCATCATCTCTTTCATCTTTATCATCCCACGATTCAATAGAATGAGCAATACGATCTATAGTAGTAAAAGCTTCTTTCTGTTTATCATTTAGCGTATCAAACACTTTCTTAGCCTTATCCAATGCTAATGTTACATAAGAACTAATCTTCATTTCTTGTATGATAATCTGAGCAGACGAATTAATACATTCAGCTTCTCTAATCGTTTTAGCCATAGCCAACTGATTGGCGTCCAAATACTTCTTAATATCGTTGATATCATTAATATTAAATTCTTCTAATGTATGCATATCCGTAATATTGATATCCTTGTATGGCGTAACATTAGAAGATCCACCAGCCAGCATAGATTTCATTTCTTCTTGATTCTTATCTATAATAGCACCCTGTGCCGCCTTAAGTGTAGATAGTTTGGAAATATAATTGGGGTTAATTTTATCATCTTTGAATAAATTTGTAGATACTATTTTATATGCAGAATCTAAGGCATTCATATACACATCTTCATTGATCATCTTAGGATTCTCAATAACAAAATCAGTTATTGTTTTAATCATCTGATCATCACATTCTGCTAAGATTTCCGGATTACCATATGTCTGTTCAAAAGCATCTTGATCAATAGTCATAGCTTCAAATATAGCAACAGACTCTGTAAACTTTTTCAATACATCTTTTTCATAATCAGACATACCCTGAAAACCCAATCCATCATCTTCTTTATCATCTGTCATAGGAGTAGCATGAACTTTAATATTATAATCATCAATATATTCACGAATATCTTCTATGACTTTAGTGATATCTTTAACTACTTTCAATGCTCGTTCCGCAATAGCTTTATCATCAGACTGAATATCATGTTTTAGGTAGAATTGGAATCCCATTAATGATTGAATATACATCTTGGACATATTTATAGCGTCAAAGAAACGATTAGATTCTATAATAGTCTTAGCAAACACTTTAATACAATCTTTACAAGATGATTCATCTTTGAACTGTTTGTATTTATCCGTAAATACAAAGTACAGATATATCAAATTAAGAATATCGGTAATATCGTAGGAAGACTTAACTCGCTCTCCTAGTTCTTTCATCATATCTTTAAAGTGAGTATTGATTTTACCACTCTTCTGATATTGAGCAATAATATTAATATATCTTTGTTTATTGCTATCTATGGTTTCTGTACCAGTCAACCCATTGATATATTTATACTGGCTATTGCCAATCAATTTTATATGTAAGTATACAGACGCTTCTAATTTATTAATAGCCGCCGTAATAACTTTCAATATATTATCTTCTGGAACATCTTCTCCAGAATAGATAGCAAAAATATAAGAAAATACTGTCAGCAATATTTCTTTTGTGGGGCGATATTCCGAATCAATTTTATCAAATCGATAAGTAATTTCCTCTACCATTAGATTTATTTTTTCTGGAAGCCCAATATTATATGTATCCAATTTTTGACATATCTGATACATGGGTATAAAATTATAATCAGATTTAATCATTTTAAACTCGGAATCGTCTTTGGCCAAAGACATACCCATATTCTTAAATCGTTTACAAATGATCTCGTGATTTATTTCTACTCTACGCACATCCATATATTCAGTAGAAGCACGATTGATGGTATTTAAAGTAGCTGTATTAGAAATATAGTAATTGGTAATATTCATGATATCGTTACTCGTCATACGTTCCGATTTGATCATAATTTTAATTATACCTAAGAGTAAATTCATCGGATGTGCATTATAATCGCTATCAATAAGAGGATATTCTTTACCAAAGATCTCTACTATTTTTTCAAATGACTCTCTTTTATTTTTTCCCAGAGTTTCCCACTCTCTTAGTTTATCAACAAGCACTGTTGACGTCGGTTCCATTGGCAATACTCCTTCCAAATAAACAATTTTGAATAATTTTATCGTTACTATAAAGTTCGCTGGCTAAATAGACAAAAAATAAACAGACGGAACAAACCGTCTGTTTATTTCTAGCCTAAAAGCTTAGAACCGATAATATGTTGATAAGATGGACGACCAATATGTTCATTCAGTTCTGCAAATAAGAGAGCTCTGAAGAATCCATTATGAATATAATAATTAGAATTTTTATCTATATATTCTAATACCCACGGATATTCTCCAGAAGCAATCAGATATTGACAAAGAGCATTGATGAGCCTGTCTTTACCTCCAGAATTATATCTGGCCGTAAATTTACGACCACCAATAACTTGAGCTTTGTGCTCATTCTCTCCATAGGCATAGATCTGACATTTTACAATATTCCATTTCCCACAATCATTCAAGATCTTGGTCATCATTTTATTCAGTTTGGTTCGTTTGTATAGACGATCTTCGTCTTCCAATGGCATCTCGCCATATTCTTTAACAGCAAGAAACTTGCATTCATCCCAATGATAAAACAATGTTTCAAGAAAATTTGACTCTTTCACTTTTTCATATAAATGTTTGCATTCCATAATTATTTATCCTCCCTAAACATTTCACCTATCGGATTGTCTTCTAATATAGGTAACCGATCATCATCGTCCTCTGATAATTCAATAGGTGTTAATCCCCGTTTTGTTATTTTCATAGCATGATGATGTTGACATTTTGGGCATACAACTTCCCAGTTAACATTCTGATCAGCCATGCTGGTTATCCATCCGGAAGACGACAATGTAAAAGCCTTATAGTCAGACTTTAATAACATCATCGGACTTCTACAGATAGGACAAGTTCCGAATTGGTTGAAAGATACAGCATCAACCAATTTCTTTGATTTGTCTTTCATACCAATCACTTCCCTATAGTCGATTCCGTATATTTAATAGTTCGAATATCCCCCTCAATAAGAACTCTGGAATCTGGATATCGAATATCTTCTCGAGATCTTAAAATATCTGTATATGTTTTCTGAGATCCTCGAACCGTAACACGACCAAACACAGGAGCCGCATTGCCTCTTGATTTTTCCAAATCAATCAGCTTATCCTGCTGTGTCTGAGAAAATACAAATACTCTATAATAGATATTATTCTTACTCATAATAAATAAGCCCACTTCCTTCCAATGAACGACCAGTTAAGGAGTCAACATGTTTCTTCAATACTTGATCATTTGACTCAACAATCTCTGATAGAGATTTATTAATATTTTCAACCATCTTTTCAGACTGTTTAGCAATAGCCATATCTTCTTGTACTGTAGAATCTCCTAGTACGTTTTGTTTAAATTCCATGGCTTCTACCAATCCTCTTGTCTTTGCATATTCATCGGATAATTTACCCAATTCTGTATACCAAGTCAAAGGTTCATCTGCTGCAGAAAAGTATCCATTATTATTTATATGTGCAAATGGTACAAGTGAACCACTGGCTCCTGGATCGGATGCCGAAGAGGCATCTGGATCCAATATACCCATTGTGGATATGTTCAATAATCTCATTTGTTCTGGAAATGATTTGGAATTGTTACCAATTCCGCTGATTCCTTTATAAGTAAACTTAGTAGCCAATACAGAATCCATATCATTGACAATATTTCTAAAATTAACCAACTGAGACTTGGATATTTCAGAAATAATGTAATCTGGTTTGGTATATATAACCTTTTTAACCGCTCTCAGATCTACTCTCTTACCAATAGAACACAGACGATAGATTCCGGTAGATAATTTATTTCCATAGATGGCAGCAATATATTCCGCACATCTAAGTTTCTTAGTATAAATATCTTTGTTATCTTTCAATCTGAGTAATCCGTATTCACAAATCATCCATAATAAGACTCTATAGATATCTTTCTTATATTCCCATGGTAAATGTAATTGTTCCTGGATATTAATATCCAGAATTCCCTCCATAGAATCTAAGACAGAATATCCTTTTTCCAACTTATTGGCAGAACTAAAACGTCCTCCTAGTTTGGTTGTCCAGAATGCTTTGGTATATAAATCTTGTACAATACAATCATTGTCTATTGATGTCAGAATCGTATAAAGGATATGCTGCATAACTGGATTCCTGTCAATGAATATCTTAGGGATAGTAATATAGATATCCTTTTCTCTATTTCCAGAATATTTCATCTGTGAACTATTGAAAGAATAGTGGTTTTCATCAGCCAAATCATCATATCCAATATAGACATACTTAGACAGCTGTAATATATCCAATGCCTGTGTTAATCCATACTTGGCAAAGAGATACATAATAGTGGGTACTGTCTTACTGAACACATTACAATCGTATTGAGTTAAAGCATGACATCCATCATTGGTGTCATATATCGGATATTCGTGTTTGTAAATACGAATCGGATTCTTATTGGTTTTAAATGTAACCGAGTGGGTCTTTTGGTTCTTAGCAGACATGTTGTTATATGTAGATGCATCTACAATCTGATACATAGGAGAATAATAGTTTCCATTGATATAGAAATAGAACTTATTCACTATTCTCGGTATCTCGATAAGTACATCACAATCCGCTTCTTCATCTTTAACCTTGATATGGTAATGAACAACCAAGAGTTTTAGATCAGAATCTTTCAAATCAATATAATTGAATCGATTGTCATCTTCTCCTCTCTTGGTTGAACGACTCGTCCTTCTTGACGTATCATAATAATTTCGCAATGTTTCCTGGATTTTGATATAGTCATTAATGACAGTAAATCCTTTAACATGAATATTGAATATGCCAGTGGTCTGACAAGATAATATAATTTTTTCCACTTGGTCTATGATGGCCTCATCAGAACGTTTGAACAAATCTTCATTGAATTTATCAATATGATTATCTATATAATTATGGATAAACTCATGCTGGTCCATACTAATCCTCCTCAGTCAGAATAATTTTAAATTCTTTACCAATTGGATTGGTAGCACCTTCTTGATCTCTAATAATCAACTCTGCTTCTATATCAAACGACTTCAAAATTCTCTTGGCTTTAAAGAAAGAAATTGTGTGATTAGACGTATTCTTTAAAGCTCTCATATCATTATTGAAATCAGAGTTGGATGGAAATTTATCTTTATAAGCATCAGCATCTATACGCTTAGCATTGATTGCTTCTTTAATAACTTTTAATTCTGGTGTGTCGTAATCATTTGCCGGTAATGTCAGAGCATTATTGAGTGTACTTAATCCCACACTCTGTTCCGTTTTCATAGCATCGACCATTTTAATATGGTCTGCAAACGATTTGATATTGTTTGAACTAAAATCGATAATTCTGGATATAGAATATTCTGCTTTATCTTCTTCTGTAGTCGGATGATTATATATAATCATAGCTCCATTGACACATGCAGAAGGAACGTCTTGTCTGTATTGACTATAGACAGGATATACATATTCTCCCTTTTCTACACATACATCATCCATCATGTTTTTTGTGTCATACATTCTCCATAGTTCATCTTCTGTAATGACAGTCATAGTTTTATTATTAAGAACTATTTTCTTTGCAATATACATTGCTTAAACTCCTTTTAGTTAAAAAGAAGTAGGAGCGTTCAAGCTCCTACTCCTACATTTATAGGTTTAGGAGGTTATATTTTAAGCTGCGGATTTACTATCCTCAACTTTCTTTTTCTTTTCCAGCGACTTATCGTCTTTAACATGCTGTTTCAGAAGTTCGGATGGAGTTACAACAATCTTAACTTTACCATCTTCTACAGAACCACTCATTTTAAAATAGTCCTTCAGTTCTAAAACAGGATCAATATTAACGTTCTCATTATACCATTTCTTTAGAGAACGAATAGCCGTTAACGAAACATGGGTCATATAATCTATTCCATTTTCTACCGGACGGAATAGAATTGTGAATTTATAATGGGCCGTAGCTGCTAAATCTGCTACAGCAACCGGATCATTAAAATCAACTATCTTTGCATTCTCGGGAATATCTTTTTCGTTAAATGTATATTTTAATGCATAAGATTCTATATCATCGTTTTTCTGTTTAGATACAATAGCTGCAAATATAATAGGAGCTGTCTTATTCTTTTCTGCTGCACCGATACAATTCATATAATCCCCGTTGCGGATTACGATTGCATGAGGCACACCATCATCCATCGATTTAACCTTTCCTAAGTATGCTGCGGTACCTTCAAATATAAATTTGTAAATAGCTGGCGTATATCCCGCAGTCCAATCGATACCATCGTCAATCAGATCTTTTGTTAAGATTGAATTTAATGTGGTTTCTTCAAATTTCATCGTCATTTCCTCCTATAAATAACTATATTAAACGGGTGAGTGAAATACTCACCTCGTTAATATATTATGTAATTATATTTGTGTTTGTGTAGGTTTTGATTTCAATTTCCAGACAAGTTTTGTAGATATGCATAGGCTGTCTGTGGATTCATAATGATGCATTTAGATTTACCCTGCATGATCATCTTGTTGATCTTATCTACTTTAGACGATTTAAATCCATCATAAGGAACAATTAAGAACATTGTATTTTTAGTTACAGATTTATCTCCATCGGCACTAAATCCATGAGAGTTAAATTCCTGCTCTAATTGCTTATCTCTAACTCCACTGAATCTAACTTCAGGAAGAGTCTGGTTCTGTCCGTATGTTTGTACAACATTAGGCATAGATAAAATCGTTTCCATATCTTCTTTCATAACTGTACTTCTTTCATATACAATAGATTCGGCTATCGTTCTACCCATTCCAGGGATATTGTAAATCATGTCAAATAAGTCCTTGGAATTAGCTCTAACGACTCTATCTAATCGAATATGTTGTAAAATCTTTTGCCATCTGGATTGGGATACTCCATTAAACCCAATAGCTCCTACGATTTGATAATCGTAAATAGATTTAGTTTTAAGAGCATGGATTCTAGACATAAGCTTACGTCCATTTACTTCTCCCAATACATCGATAGCATGGTCTTCTTTCGTATTTAAGAATGAAGTTAAATTGGTTATTTGTAATTTCGTAGCTTGCGCTCTCCCAAAGTCCTTAACTCCGAGCTTTTTGAGCATGCCAGAAACACGTGCCAGCACTTTTTCTTCACAATACGGGTTAGTACACCATGCACTGTCTCCAGACTCTGAAAATGTAATTTCTTGCCCACAAGATGGGCAATATTCTGGAAATGGAATAGGAGACTGTTCTCGATCTACTCTAGCATTATAAGATACATCTGGTTTGGTCAGATAACAGATGACATCGTTATTATATTTAATATTAACGATGGATCCTTCTCGTAATCCTAACTCCATAAATCTCTTATATGAATGCACAGTCGTCTTATCGTGAACAGTACCAAAGAATTCTACAGGAGCAAAATATCCGATTGGAGTAATACGACCATCCTGTCCTACAGAAAATTCATACTTCATAAAATAGGTATTCTTAGATTTAGCATTGAACTTGATAGCAATCGACCATTTATCAACACTATTCTTTCTACCCAAGATTTGTTTCATATTTGGATCAGTATAAGAGACAACTACTCCATCATACATAAAGTTCATAGCCGATCTCATATACTCAGCTTCTTCAGTAAACTGTTTGATCTGATCTACTAGCTCATAATAGTTTCCTCGTATCAATGCATATCGCATTTCTACTCCAGACGAATAATACTTATTCATCCAATCTATTTCTTGAGCTACCGATTCAAACCGAATACCAGATGTCTTAATAGGAACCAATGTAATGAAGTCTCTATACATAGAAACTTTGGAATTTCCTAATAAGCCAATAATAGCCACTCTGGGATTTAAATACTTGATTCCAAACATTTGCTCTAATTTCATCAAATTGGAGTAAGTGATAATGGCTTCGAATTTCATACCAAATTTCAAATTTAGGTCCATTCCCTTAGCTCTAATAAATTTCTTTCCTCCAAAGATGCCTGTATAATCAGTGGCCTGCTGATTGGCCGTATCCCCTCGACTATTAGCAAATACAATAGTATCTCCTTGAATTTCTGCTTCTACAGAAACACCATCATATTTTAATTCTAATATCATTTCTGGACATGGTTGTCCAGTTTTCTGGTAAGCAGATTGCTCCGCATATGGATATGTTGGAGTTAAGAAGTCTCTATCAAATGCCATAATAGACGGATCATCTTCTCCTACTCCAGAATTGATAGCATCATATATTCTGACAAACTTACACTTATCCAAAGTTCCAATTAACTCAGGATAGGAAGGTATCGTATCTCTAACCAACTTATTCGATATAGTTTGATCAGAAGTATCTACCATAAAATCTTCTGGCAATACTGGATACCTATTAAATAGAATATTTGAAGCATACTGGCGTTTATCATCTGGGAGAGGTATAATTGGATTTACTCCCATAGTTTTATTCTCTGCAATATTTCTTAAGTCTTTTGTATTTAGTTTTAGATTATCTGTAGGTGGTGCTCCAACGGGAGCTTTTCCTCCAGTCAGATTATTATATTTAACTACCACTAGATCATAGATACCATCTTCCAATGGTAAGATACTCATGTCTGTATTATTATATAGAATATTAGATATAACTAGTATTTCTCTGATTGTTTCTAAATCGTTTGAATACATAGTTCCATTTAGGAATTCACTGCATATTTGATTAATTACGACAATATCTGGGCTGGTAAGAATATTCTTACCAGCCTGCAGATTAATCAAAATTTCGTGAATTCGCAACTCATCTTTTGAATTGCTCATTTCATTCTCCTTTATTACTCATATGCATCGCTTCGATGAACATAGGTCTAATCAATTTTCTAAAATCAGTTGTCTTCTTAACAAGTTCCATCAGTTCTTGATCGGTGGATACTTCTTGTATCAAATCAAATAACTTATCGAAAATCTTAGCATCATCACCCGATGTCTTAGTCTTATTATACTTATAATATCTCTTTGTAAGTTCATTTAGAGCATTCTTATAGCCATCATAAGTAATGTAGAATGGAAGTTGTCGAATAGCTGCTGTTTTTACTTTCTTATTAGGAGCTTCTCCCATATGAACAGCATCAATCAATAATCCATGAGGAGTATGTTTCTCTTCTTTCTCAAAGATCAATCTCAATCCTAAACATTTAAGATAAGCATTGGCAATCTCAACACTTCTGGATCGAGCATTTTCATCCAATACAATATTACGATCAAATGGATCTCCTATTAAGAGCTGTTCCATCAATCGTCTTGCTGTTGGAGATGTAGATAACATCATAAATGCTTGTACGGTAAACTGGCATTCTGGAAGCTGCATAAGTTCACTAGCTTCCATATTTCCTATACGTACTGGTGTTTTTGGAATAGAAGATATATGCATTTTGCTTGCTTTAGTTTTTGTATTCTCTCCTCGTATATTGGTAGAGGCCAATGATACTGCAGAGAAATGTTCTTTAGCAAGCTGTTTGAGTTTATAGATATACTTTTTACCAACAATCATCGGACGTCTGGTTAGAACCATTCTGGTTTGTCCATTAGATCCGACTTGTGGTACGTATAAATACTCTTGCTTAATCCATGGAAAAGCGTCATAAACTTCTTTAAGTCTGTCTATAGTCATAATATTCTTCATAGGAACTATAACCAGGTTAATACTACCCTGATTGATCATAGATTCCATATAGAATCTTCTTTCTTCTATAGATGATTTACTCATGATATCTTTCCAATCATCTGCTTCTTCTGGATTAATGATATGGATATATGTATAAACGGTTTCTTCCATCATAGGAAGTAATGAATCCACATTGACTGTATACCCCATACCATTCTTATTATCTTCTGCTTTAGCGCTATAGAACAATCGCCCTAAATGTTCTAGTATTTTAGCACCGATATAAGTAAGCTCTGTTTCGAATGATTGCCCAGGATTTAAACGGTTGATGATCGTTGAGCTGTTATATATCGCATCTACTGGATGATATTCTCCATTTCTCAGATAATGTGGCATTTGATTATCTGGTAATACAGCCGAGACGACTCCTTTACCACCATATCTGTCTGTAATCTTATCACCCACGGATAATGCTTTATTACAACGAGTAACGATTCTCATAACAACATTGTTGAAAACTTTGTCTTTAATATACGGAATATTATTGGCTGTATCTTTACATTTCATATATTCTTTTTGCAAATCGTAAGACATAGTTACTTTTGGGTGTGATTTCATAAAACGGTCAACTGCTGTATATAATTTCACACAATAGTCTATATTCTTATCATAATACTCTTTGAGTTGTTGATAATACATATCATCTAACTTCTCAGGATTATTGCAATGAATATCGATATCTATGACTTCTCCTTCTGAAATATAAGGAGTATCGGAAACCATTAATGTCTTCAGTCTATCTTTAGACTGAGAATATAATGCTTCGTCATCTTTACGCTCTCTGCGTATAGCACAGAGAATATTATTGGATATATATTCTCCAATATTTGGAAAAGCTTTATAATATTCATCAGACCCATATAGGTTCAATGGAATATCGTTTTCATTGATAATGATTTCTATCTCATTGAATATAGGGGCTGTAAATTTCTTAGCTGCTGTTTCTGATAAAACAATAGGATCTTCTGTAGTTCGTCCTAATGCCATATAAATGGTTGTCAGATTAACCCCGTCTTTCTTATTGTTATATCTATCGAAGGACGCACTTTTCACCAAAGGGGTTCCTTCGGCAATTAGATCTCCTTGTTTAGAGTTATCTAAGAATTCGCTGTTGATATTAAATCCATAGAGCTCTGTATGATATTCATATTCTGTTCTCATCATAGAGTGTAGAATATTATTATCAATATCGTGCAGAAGTATACAGTATTTCTTAGCATTCTTATGAATCTTATCAATAACTGTATAATTAGCATCTGCTGTAATAAAACTAGATGACAGAGTACCAAATTGATTCTCATACCCTGTCATAATAATTGGAACTTCCGATTCGCATAATTGAATGGATTGTTCTTTTTGGATTCCCTGCATAATCTTTCTGGAACCCGAATTTGTTTCATTAAAGGGCTGTAATAAGCCCTTTCCTAATGTGTATTCTCTAGATGGTAAGTTTTGTTCAATTTCACTTGCTATACCTTGTAAATCTAGACTATTCGCCATCGTATTTAACTCTCCTTAATTTAAATACATTTTGAACTACTCTCAAATATAATATATATCTTAATCTTCATTTGCGGCGTTAAGTCTAAGCATCATATCGTTATTCATCTTAGTATTAAAATCTGCCGTACCCACTCCAATCGGCTGAGGAATCTTAAATAATTCTTCTGAGTACGCATTCATAAACGTTTCATAAAATTCTGGATTCTCCATCTTGGACTTAAAATTACCCATAGAGAATTTCATATCTTTATGATCATCAATATACATTCCGATACCAGCACCATGAACTCTGCCACGTTCTTGCATAAACAGATAAGCAGACAGTACCGGATCAAATCCTGTATTCTGATTAAAAAGTAAAGTGGTTTTCTGATTCGCTCTTGCAGAGCGCGATTTAACCAGCGTCACATCTACCAACGACCCAGGGACTTTAAACTTCTCATCCGATTTCAATTTGGTTACATCATCCAATCTAATAATTGTATTAGCCAAATAGATAATCGTCTTTCCTCTTGGAAGAGTTTCACCCTGTTTCAAATAAGCCAATGCCGCTCTCTTATGCATCATTGGATTGATAGATACATCATCCAAAATATGATTGACAGCAATTAAAATAATATTGGCTGCTTTCAGCATCTGGATAATTCCTCTGAATATTTGAGTGATTACTTTAGCTCCAGCTGTAGTAGACATACCACCAGATAATTCATCTTTTTCCAATACATCTTCAGGCATAAGAAGTGCAATAGAATCTAAAATATATACAGTCGGTTCAAACATCATAATCGGATTTCCGAATATATCCAATTTTCCAGTATCAAACATAAACTCATCTTTATTATTCATTTTCAGATTATATATCATCTTGATACGCTTATAGAAGTTTTCTGCTGTAATACCAGAATCTCTAACAATATATCTATCTTTTAATTCCTTTCCATGATATCCAGTTAAGAGCTCTCTTCTTTGCCACGTCATAGATAACGTTTCAGAAGAATCTTCGAATATCATAGCTTTAGGAAATGGTCTGACGATATTAGCGGCTATTTGCTCACAGAATGTAGACTTACCACATCCAGAACGTCCGATAACCATAATAAAAGAACCATTAGAAATGCCTGTAGAAAAATATTTCTGATGAATATTTTTCTCATCATTATCAACTGTTTGAATATACCCATTCATAAAATCAAAATTAGAAAATCCGGTAGGAAATCCTACATCGGTAGTTGCTTCTGCTGCCATTTGTAAATCTTTATCTTTTGATACTTCTTCCCTAAACATTGTGGATAACATTGACATATTTATTCCTCCCATGAAATAAATGAATTTAGCCTATATTAATAAGTTTCAATGGTTTTAAGAATCTATCGAATAAAAAGTAAACGCATAAAGCGCAGGGAGAGCCCTATAGCTCTCCCTTATGTTTTTCTAACGTATTATAATAACCAATACAATCTACAATATCCGATAATTCAGCTTGAAGCTTTCTCATCTTTTCAAAAATCATTTGACGATTATTTTCAATCTCTTCGCGATTCTCATTGGTTATCTTAATCGCATTTATAAACATAAGATTGTTTTTAAGACGATTTAACTTTGCTCTGATTACATCTTCATCATCGTATAGTTGTTGTTTTGACTTCATTCTTTATTTCCTCCTTTCTTGCTATTGCAATAACAGTAATTCCTAAATAGTGCAGTCAAATATAACATCCTTTTCAAATCGCGTACTGCTTCTAATATCTTGGTGTCTTTAGACCCCCAAATTCTGTCACTATACAAAATATCGTTAATCTTATCCTCTATAGTATTCAGAGTATAATCGACTGTAAATATGTGAATAATTTCCATTCTATAAGATGCGGTATTATACCCACTAATAAAAAGCAATGAATCAAGTGTGGTCTCTATCTGTTTACAATATGATGGAAAAAATGTAAATACTTCCGGAATATTTACCGTTACTTTATCATTACATTGCTTCATATCAAAAACATAATTTGATAACGCGTCTATAAATTTAGTATTAATTCTCATAACTCTATTCATTTTTTTTTAATCCTCCTTTGTATTATCGAGTTCAACCATTCGTTCATTGTAAATTCTTCTCTTTTGAATTAATTGTGCTAAGCATCTGGTCTCTAAGGCCTCGTATTTTCGTGCAAAGATATTTGGCTTTACAATTAATTTGATGCTTCTCATTAATTATCTGCATAGCTTTGGTATGATTATTTGGTTCATACTCTTTCAGAATCTCAAGTTGTTCATCTAACTGGACTGCTCTGTACCGTAAGACAGACATTTGATTTTTGAGATCGTCCGCTTCTTCTGTAATTCGAAGTATCTCTGTACATATTTCAATTTCCATAATAGTCCTCCTTTTGAACTATAAACAATTTAGAGCATCATAAATAACTTGATACTCTTTATTCATCTATATATTATATAATCAAAAAAAATAAAGATTGCATAAATATATCTGGAAGCCATATGGCTTCCAGATTATTATATTTACATAGAATTATCTGCAGATGATGCTCGCTGCTCTAAAGATAGTTTAGCATTATGCATAAGTCGATCGATCATATCCTGTGGGAATAATGAAGTAATCATTTCTAATTTTCCTAATCTTGCTACTTCATTCATAAGATCTGGATCATTCTGTTCACTAACTAATGCAGATGCTAAAGATGTAGACAAAGATGCTACTGCATCTACAATCTGTCCACTATTGACCGCATGCAAATAAATCGGAGGCGGCAATACGACTTCCAATTCATCTGTATTATCAGAATCCATATTGAATTCGTAATTATAAATCTTGGTTATAATACGGCTAAACATTCTCTGTGTAGTACCCTGACGATTATTGATCTTTTGTAAGAATTTGGTATTCGTCATGGTTAAATGAGTAGCATAGTCGACTTGCTGTCTGGCATTGACAACTTCAAATGGTACATCTGTCGCATTGACTGCCATTTCTTCCAGCATATTCATCAACTCTGTTTTAATTTCTGTTTGCTGTCCAGGAATAACTTCAAAGTCTACTGGAGAGTCTCCGGATGCAGATCTGGGGATAACGATATCGTTGAATCGACCAATCATATTCAGTACGTTAGACATGGATTCTATCTGCCTAATACCAAAGTTAGATCTCTGAATCTGATTGATAACGTTCATCAGAGTTCCTGCAATATTAGTATCTACAGTTTGTCTTACATAATACACCCTCTTATCAAATCCTCTTGTAATGGATTGTAATGTATTAGAAATATACAGAGAAGAAAAAAGTTTAGCAGGAAATAAGGATCTGAATAATCCAGATATACCGCGTTTAGTTTCTTTATCAAATTCGAAATAGCAATGTTCAATATCTTCTGGAGGAATAAAGGTGACTGTAATTTTAGCAATCTTACCAGTAGCATCTACAGAAGCATTGTATTTCAGAATAGAATATATTTCTTTAGATAAATCTTGATTGGTGTTAATAAATTTGACATCAATCTTTTTGGAAATAGAATCAGCTATATTTTTAATGGCTGTATATTCAGAAGATGCATTTCTATGGAAATCGTAAGTACCCTTATAAGCCCCTCCTGGGCGAATACCGCCAATAGTGGACGAATACGTGGTCTGTTCTAATGCCATTTTTTTATCGCATTCTATATAGAAATATCCCAAACAGATATTATCTATATACAATGGTTTAACCATTTCATGGTCTAATACTTTAACCACACATCCAGGTATTTTAATTTTACCTATTTTATTCGTACTAGGCTGATTGATATCATTCATCAAAGTAACGCCATTGGCTGCCATAGAGTTCTTATCTTTAGTGGCCTTGGTGTATGCATTAATACCGCCATCTATAGTTTGAGCAATATGATCTTCTGCTTTTTCATTAAAAAATAAAGAAGAATTCTCATTAAAGATTTTATATGTCTTCATACGATCTAAGATGGCAGACCGTATAACACGACTGGTATTGAATTCAATCTTTAATCCGCCACATGCCTCTTGAATTAGTTTATTATTCATTTCAGCAATTCTTTGATCTGTTCTATTTCTTTCAGACATATTATCCACTGGCATGGTTGCTTCTTGGATAATATCATTTATCTGAATTTCTTCTGTCCTATCGTCTACATATTCATTGACTGCAGATTCTATAAAAGCTTCTTGTCCAACATGAGTGGCTACATCCGTATTGGTTGTACCCATTCCGTTATACTGGGCTCTTAATAACGTCTCTATCGCTCTCTTATACGGGACTATATATACAAACGCCTCTCCGTATTTATCAGTAGGCCTATATATATCTTCATCCAGCAGTTTAATGATGTTATATTTCTCTTTTAATGTCTTTATATTATTTACAATACTGGAACTATCAGAAGTATTACGTGTGACAGAACGAATGATAATAGATTCCTTACTAAAATGATCAGAAGACAATACATGTTCTCTTCTGGTATCTAACGCATCTTGTAACTTAGGCATGTACTTACATACCATATCAATTTCTCTATCTATATCTCGAACCAATGTATTCTGCGTATAAATAGCCAATACATTGTTCATCGTATTTCTATCTGATATAGACTGGTTAATATTATTTAACAACTCATGAGGATTCTCTCCAGTAGCACTCATACCCAATGCTTTCTGGTATAAAATAGATATGTTAGATTCGCCCGTGTTAGCAATATTATTATTAGATATCTTCTCAATAGCATTATTAACTCTGTCTTTCAGAGCTCGTATCTGTTGAAAAGATATGTTGTCATTATAGTATACGTCAGAATATAATGCATCTCTTGAGCTATTCACTTTTTTCTCAAATGAACTCATTTTCTCATCTGCCATTATATCACTCCTTAAAAAATAAAATATGGTTCCAGTTCTTACTCGAATGTTTACAGAGTAAGAACTGGATTATTTATCATAGACGTAGTATACGATATATATTAAAGAGCTTACCTTTCTTCTTATGGATGATTATATTGATCAAGTAATTTCCATATTTATCTTCATATATATCCATATCTACTACTTCTGTTTTCTTGGCATTGATAAATGTTGGAGCAATAAACAGCAATCGTTTATCATAATATATATGCTGTATTCCATCGCTGGCTTTAGCAGATAATGCCTGATTGAATTCCAAAATAGATTTTATATCTTTATACTCTGCTACTTTTTTAGAATGAGACATCTCGTTCATAATAGACTTATATAATTTGATATAGTCTTTAAAGTCATAACAGAGTCGGTATTCATCTTGACAGTGTATATCAATCAACTGATCATTGATTCCATTATACTTTGTTTTAGTAGCATATATATCATAAGGATCAAATTTACTAGTACGAGAGAACTTCTCCAATGCAATTAAGTCTTTATTCATAACTGCTATATTAGAGAAGTCTTCTGATAGCTCTACTTTAACAGGTTCTTCAAATGTCTTTAGAATATTCGCATCCACAAAATTTTGTGCAAATCCTATAACTGTTTTAGATACTTGTGAATATACCACAACATTTGCTTTCATCTCTTTACCAATATCAATAAGTTTACATATATCTTCTGGAGATACTTTATATTTAACAATGGAAAGACTATCATCCATTATATAATTCTCCTTTTAAATTTAATATCCAACTCATTTTTCTGTTCTTCTGAAAGATTGGGTTGGGTGGTTATAATCATAGCATCTATTAATTTTGGTCGATCTTTTATAATCATAGCACTAACCAATCTCTTGGAATTTGGTGTATATCTGGGTTCATATGGTAAAACTTCATTCTTGATTGGATAGAATGGAATAGCTACAGTATTGAAATATTCCAAGATATCCGCATACATTTCTTTAAAGTTTGCCAAATGAAACCATCTATGCATACACTCCAATGGATTGTCTGATGTCAAATCTTCAATAAATTGACCAGATCTAGTATACATTGGATTATTAATCGAATTCTCATTCTCATAAATAGGATTGGGAATATAAATATATCCGATCAGCGTATTTGGAGCCAAATTATATTCTTGCTGGAGAGACGGATACAGTCTTGTAAAGTCAAAATCGACAGCATTGGATGCTCTCATAATTGGTCGACCATTGATATTATCTTTGATCGAATCTGCTACTTTGGTAGGTTCCGCAACAAAAGCACCCTCATATGATTTGGTCATACTATGATCTTTATATTTATTATTATTATTCCCAAGTACAAAGTTACCAAATTCTTTAAACATGATAGATGCGCGATTGGTCAAATATACTGTCTGTCTATGTACTTTTCTATACTGGGTTGCATTTAATAATGCTTTATTAAAAATATACGGAATATCTTCTGATCTAAATTCGATACAATACTGTACAATAACGTCCATCATATTATATTTAACAAACGTTCTGTAATCATTATATGGTAAATCTTTAATATCTGATGCAATATCATGATAGTCTACTTTTCTGACTCCAGCTACTTCATCCCCAATAGAGTCTAAGCTATATGATCTAAATTTAGCTCTGCCTTTACGTCTAGATGCAAATTGAATCAGCTGATCTAAATATACAGAATATGAAGTAATATCTGCATAGTCGCCTTTTTCAGCAAACTCCGTAGCCACAGCTCTTTGATCAATAATATAATTGCATCTCTTATATTTATTAGGAATATCTTGAGGACATATGATGTCTTTAGGATCTACTCCCAGTCTTTTGATTCTATCAATGATAAATGGAATATCGAATGACATGTTCCATGCCAATACAAAATCTGGTTGTTCGTGATTAATGTATCCGAATAGATCATTTAACATAACTAATTCGTCATCATACATCAATACTCTTGTTTTTAAATTCTGTAATTGATATAATTCTACATTATCCCGACCACCTAATGTATCGGTTAAAAGTTCCATAAACTCTTTATTAAAGGAGTCGTTATCGAACGTATCTATAAATGGCTGAACCAATGGATTGATATCAGATTGATTTAATAAGAATGTAGTTAGTTCTTTTTTATCATGATCCAGGTAAGATACGGCATTGATCGGACAATTTCCATCGGTTGGAAAAGACGTATCTGATAATCGTCCATCAACTTCAATATCCAGATAGGCCTTTGTAATATGAGTTTCTGTATTCTTATACTGTTCAGCAAATCTCATACGATAGAAATCTGTAATCGGAATATCGGATTCAAACACTCTTAAATGCTGTTGGAAATACGCATTGGTTGCTCTACGGTCTATTTTAATCTGTTTGGCATAATAATTCGATTCTCCAACCGATTGCGCGATAGATTTGGTTAAATTATTATACTTACAAATTACCTGGTTTAGACAATCTTTGCTTTCAAAGAATTTTCTATATCCTGGAGTATCTATATCATCTTTTAATACATAATAAAAATATTCTGGTTCTTCTATAAATGTAATTCCTTTTTTCTTTGTAATATTATCTTTATATACGATTGTCATAAAATCTTTGGAGTAAGATCCTGTTTCCTCATCTTTTCTTCCATATCTATATACTGTATCCATAACAACTAAATCAGATCCTAACGGATACTTTGGAATTAATTTAGGGAAATTTGGCATATTATTTAAACTCCTTTCAAATGTTATTACATTGTATCATAGCGATTTATTTGCTATATTCTCAACACATCAGTAATTTGTACTATATGAAGGAGGAATTACACGTGGATAAAAACGAAGACCTTATGGACTTCGGGCAGTCTTTGCTCGAAGTAGATACTCAGTCTGCCAATATTACAGCTGAACCTGAAGATAAACCTAAACGTGGTAGACCTAAAAAGAAACCAATAGAAGAAGGACCGTCTGTTCGTCATAGAAGTCCTTTAAATTCCGATATGCCTTATTTAGAAACATACAGTGCACCAGCACAAATGATGGCTGGTGTAATTGCACAGATTGATGATCTTGGTAATAAGATCACGGCAGATCTGAATAGTGTACGCTCTTCTCGTACACTTAAAAACAAATATCTCTATATCTCTAATTTATCGGGTGCTCTAACCGGTATTATGTCTAGTAAGATCAGTGCTATCAGAGAATTAAGAGGTATGGTAACCGACTCTAATAACTTTGAGCTTAAAAAACAGAATCAGCTTAAAATTAATGAAAAAGATTCCGATGATAAGATTATCATGGATATGTATAATGCATATCTGAATGCTCCTGTTGGGCATTTGCAATCTGGGCCTATGGCTCCTGTATCGGCTGGATATATTAATGCCAATACAGACGGAATCAATATCACTCATAATGATAATGGTGCATATGCTATGTCCTCTGAACCTGGATATGACGCATACTTGCAGAATCTAACTCCAGAACAGAGAGCTATGGTTAATGAAAAGAATCCGTATATCGAAACCGTTTTGGTTTATAATCAATCTGACCAATCTAAATGGTTTGAAGTTATCGATACCAGAACAGGAATGCAAGTTCCTGGGATTCCAACTCCTCCTGATTTCGTAAGAGATGGATGTAATGTTAATATTAGAGCTGGTATTGCTCGTAATGCTAACTTAAACCAAACCTTCAAATTAAAAGTTGTTGGTGTTGGACAGAGTGATGAATTCTAATTCATAATTATAATATATAATAAAAAATAAATTTATAAAAATATTCTATGCTCTATATAGAGCATAGAATATAAACTTAAAATATACATATTAATAAGAAGTATCGGATAAATTATCCTGCTTGATATATCTAAATATGAGCTGTATGAGAGCATCATATTTACGAATGAATTTTATAAGTTTGTTCATAAAATCAAACGCCTTTTCCAGGATGTATATTTCCGATATTTCTTTAATTATGAAAGACATCAGATAAGTTTATAGAATCATAAATTATTCCTTCTTATAAACCGTAATATGTTCCTTCTTAAACTCTAATTGGTATCAAAGATACATAATAATTAATTTGAATATGAGTTGAATAACAACTTCATATCTCTTAATTATAACAATTATAGTGTTAATTTTCATGGTACGAAAATCCTTTCTGGCCGCATATTTCTGATGTCTTTCACATGTATATAATATATCTCTTAAAATAAATTAGATTACAAATTGTATTAAAATTAAAAATAATATAAAACATTATAGTAGAAATGAAAGTTAATGACCTCCCAATGCCAATTCATTAACCGCAGATTTCTAAAATATTTACTTCCCATGATATAAATGATCTCTACCTTTATTGGTAGAGATCATTTATATTGACAATTTATTAAATGGAGGTAGAAATCATGATTATATTAGAATCTATGGTATATAAAAAGCCGGCGACCATATTAAATATAGAAAAAGCTATTAAGAAATATAAAAATAAGTATGACCGTACCAATATCAATACCTGGGAAGGGATAAATCGTTTAGAAGAAGATAGTAAATTCCAAAAACAATGCAGAAAAGATGTGCGAACAATGGGGAATGTTATTGTTGATAATATTTCCAAAGAATTTAATCTATCAATAGCTTTTCATTTTCAATGGGCCACTGTAGTTAATATGTGGACGTCGCATTATCTTATGGATACGTCCAAAGTCAATATAGATAATTTTGATACTATTATAAAGACTTCTCAAGATGGACGAATTAAGTTTGCTAAAAAAGGAATTATGAGTTGTGACATATTCTTTACGTCTGGTATGGTTAATAATAAAGCATTCAGTGCAGAAGAAATTACCGCTGCTTTATTACATGAAGTTGGTCATATTTTTGCATATCCATTTATTAAGCTAGCATATTCTATCAGAGCATTGGAGACATTTGTGGATATAGAATCTATTCGAGATGCTAAAATGAAGTATAATGCTCGTAATGCATTCGTTAAATTTTTAGCCAGATTCTACGGAGACTATAAATTATCTAATACTATTATTGATAGTGCTAATAAAGAACATGAAAAATTTGCTGATCACTTCTCTGCACATTATGGATATGCCAATGAATTATCTGGAGTTCTTATTAATATTGATAAAGAAATCGGAAAGATACCTAATAAAGATGAAGAGTCATCTGAATTTTTTAAATTATTTAGAGATATTGGCGATATTGTATTCTGGGGATTATTCCATAATACCAGATACCCAGATTTAGAAGAACGTATTACGTATGTAACCAAAGAGCTTAGAAAAGAAATCGGTGGAAATAATAAGCTATCATCTAAAGATAAAAAAGCATTGCAAGATAAGTTAAACCAAATTGATAATAAAATGAATAAGTTATATGGTAAGAATGCAGCAGATTCCTACTATACTCGATATAGAAATGATAAATATATGAAAAATTATAAGACTGGTTTAGATCTAGATAATCCTATTCATACTACGTTTGACGACTTCACTGGAAAGTGATTCGAACATTATAATGATACATAGTTGCAGCTATGTATCTCATATAAAAAGTGTTTGGTTGCAGTTGCGGACCTGCGATTATCCACTTGATTCTTGTACACACTTTTCTCATATGAACACAGTCGCTGTCTGTTCCATGGGTAAAGTCCTCCTAACTAATATAATATCTCCAGAGTCATATGACTCTGGAGATATTATATTATTTGTTTGCAGCATATATAAGCATAGCAAAATACATAAGCAATGCTCTATTATAATCATTCTTAGATGCCAATCTTGTTTTCTTTTTTCTATATAAAGCAGAAGTCATTAACCATTTCTCAACATAATTTCTCATTTCTATAATATTATGATCTTTAGAATTAGGTTTAGGAGTAATAGAAAAAGTAATGAAATTCATAGATACAACATTCTTATCGGTTGCTTGCCCATAATATGTATAAACTAATATAGATATAACTCTACGAACCTGTACCAGATTCTGTTTATCGTTCAGAATCGTTTCTATAATGGATTTTAATTCTTCGGTCTTAACTGTCTTATTAGAGCACATCTTACAGATCTTGTAATCAGCTCCAGAAGCTACAATATATTGCATAGACTTCTGAATACATTTTTCCGCTTTAAATGAATCAGAATCTGCCAGATGATACGTCCCTCCTAGTTCCTGGGGATTCTCATTATCAGAATTAAATGTAATATAATCTTTATTCTCATACGCTTTATAATATGCTCTAGCTATATTGATCATAAATGAGCGTATACGTCCATGTAACTGCCCAATCAAATATACCACATCATCATCTTCAAATTCTTTAAAACGAATAGCATATGTAGATATCATTGTCTTACATAAGTAAACAATAGAATTGAATATATTGCCTGTTGATTTCAGTACAAATTTATTATTCAAACTATTATTGATAACATATTGCATGACAAATTCTTGTGGTAGTAATTTAGGAAATGCCATATAATGAATAGACGGATAAAATTTTCCTGAGAAAGATAAATAGGCCATAGCCAATTCTAAATTCTTAGTATCTTTCTTCATAAAGAAGTATCTACATATACAAAGCACCAATATAGTCAATTCATCCTTAGCTGCTCTTGGATTGAAGTTGGCTTTATTACCGTAGTATGTATTTAATATAGCCGTCTTTACTGCTGATATGGATATATCTACGGCTTTAAACATCTTATCTATATCATCAGTACCATAATAGATTCTATCTAATGGCATAGTATTGAATAAAGACTTATTTCTATCAGTTACAAATTCTGCTACACATTGTCTGTATTGATTATAATTCTTTTGCATATTTTTTTCTATGGTGGGATATATCATCGTCTTAATCGCAGCTTTATTCTTATTCGTGATCATAGGATAACTCCTTTCTGTATTATATAGAAGTTGAAGAGAACAAAAAAGAAACCTGGGGGATATATAGACGGTTTCTTTACTCATCGAACCGACCTAAGTAATATTCTATCCATCGATCAATACAGACTTTTATACGATCTATAAGATGAATCTTAGGTCTTATGTTTAGTATTCGAGCAATTAACCATTTATCTTCTGCTGGTAGCTCTTTGATTAATCTTATAATAACTTTAATTTTTTCGTATCTTTCAATAGTTTCTTTATCATTATTCATAACCATCTCCATTTAAATACAATCTAATATATCTTCAAAAATATAATATATAACTAAAAAAAAATAAAGAGACTTATATAAGTCTCTTTATTTTGATAGCAATTAATTTACTCTTACGCGTTCAATGATATGATTCCCATCTTTACTCTGGGATATAATATCGATACGGAAACGTTCTACTTCTGGTTCAAATTCTTCCAACATTCTATCTGGAACTTCATAACCCATCTGAAGAGCTCTGTAGATGATAGCTCCAAACTCATACCGAGTCATAACACGATCACCTTTGAATTCTCCATCAGGATAACCTTTGATAATATCATTACCTGCCAGCGTAGCAATATATTCATAAGCCCAATGATTTTTTGGAATATCTGGGAAGATTTTGATTTTAGAAGTATCGATAGGTCTTCCGCTGATTAGTTCTTTGATTACGCTTCTAAGATTATCGACTTCGGCTTTAAGATCTTTAATTTCTTTAGCCATAGCAATCTTAGACCCGTTCATATGGTTACCTCCACCAATTTTGAAACTCAATCCAGCATTAATAACATTTTCTCCTCCACCAAAAGATGCTCCTACAGAAACAAGAGAATCTTCATTGGGGCGATAGAACGCACCAATAGCTGTTGCATTAGCGGACTTATAATGTCCATAACCAACAGCGACATCAAATTTGCTGTCTGGATCAAAGTCTAACGGATGAAGAGCCGCCAGAGCTGCTGTATTAGCAGTTGCTTTATTAATACGTCTATCCAGTTTACCCATCCGACCATTAATGTTTGTAATGCTATTACGAACATCGTGGATATCCTGATGGATATTATGAATATCATTATTAATATTGGTGATGCTATCTTTGTTCTGCTTAATAGCAGCATCCAATTTCTGGTCTGCTTCTACCAGACTTGTAGAGCCCTTGATATAGGTTGTAGAAGAATATTGGCTGGATAGATTGGTAGGATCTGTAGCTCCTATCGTATTGGTAATATTCAAATCGGCTGCTTTGCGAGCATCCTGTTCTTTCTTCAGATCAGAAGCTTTAGCGACATCTTTGATTATCACATCACCCAGCTTAGTACCGGAATAGTTATCTTTAACTTCCAGAGTTACTTTGTTATCTACAGAGATATCGTATTCTCCAGGTTGTACGGAATTGTCTTTCATCTTACCTTTAAGATTGACTTTGGAACCATCTTTCTTTTTCAAGGTAATAGTACCATCATCATTGATAGATCCATCAACAATATTGTTACCATGAACAACTTCTGCTAAAGACTTAAGCTGTGCTACATTGACAGCATCGTCAGAGTTGGTACCAGCGGCCACGTTAGTAATCTGTCTCTTATATTGTCTATTACCAACACTAACAGCTCCGGCCGTAGATTCCCAATATCCCCATCCTCTATGAGTTTCATTAAATCCCATAATAGCTGGGTCCCAGCCTAAAACTCCTTTTGCTGTATCTGCTTTAGAATCATATCCTAATGCTACACCATCATCGACATTTACACTAGACCATCCACCAATAGCAGTACCTCTCTCTGAAAAAACTTGTCCACCAATTCCTACCGAGTGGTCTCCTTTTACTGTCCATGTATTAATAGCAATAGACCATTTTCCATAAGTGTGGGCACTATTACCAAGAGCTACGGAATCAGCCCCATAAGCCTCGGTATTGTTCCCAATAGCAATACCACTATTAGAATCTGAAATAGCCCAATGACCTATCGCAATAGCATTATAACCTTTTGCCCGAGCGTAGTCACCATACGCAATAGCAGACTGACCTTCCGCTCTTGCAAAAACACCCATAGCGACAGATTCCGAGCCTTTAGCTACTGCTCCAGAACCTACAGCAACAGCTGTCCAGTTATGGTCTGGGCCTGTAATACCATCCGCTTCACAATGATTTCCTAATGCTACAGAATCAAATCCTTTTACTCTGTTATAAACTCCGATAGAAGTACCAATCTCCGAAAATTCCATTTCAGATTCTCGTCCTATCATAATACCCCATTTAGAGTTTTTCATTTTGAGCTTATCACCAATAACAATATGATCGGGGCTATTGGTGATAGTATTACCAGAACCCTGTTCGATGTTTGACGCATATGCCGATGTTGTTAATGCTAATGCACACATTGTTGTCAAAATTACACTTTTTCTGTTCATAATCACTCTCTCCTTTTTAATAAAATAATAATATTGTAAATGATTATAACTATTAATGACACTTATATAATATATAATTTGCAATAGATTAGGTTACAGTATACAATAATTGGAGATCCTCATATGAGGATCTCCGGTACATAATTACGATCTAATAATAAATACAGAAGCGACTCCTGAAGAATCAACCAATTTCTCTCCTTGAGATATAGAAGAACTTGTTGGGATCTGGGCTACGGGCAATAATCTAGAATTCCTATGTGTAGTTATAGATAATGTATCTGTTTCATTACATACTCCAATATACTTAATAGAATCTGTCTTACCCAATTTAATTACCGTGTCTCCTGCTCTGGCTCTAGTTCCTCTCTCCATAGATTCCAAACCAATCTTATTGACTCGTCCAGATTCTGTGACAACAACAATATGTGTTGAATTGGGAACAATGCAACACATGCCGTCTATCGCATACTTAGAGGACTTCATTCCAATAACACCCTTAGTGGTTCTGGATAATAAAGGAATATCTGAAGCCCAAATACGTAAAGCTTTATTATGAGAATAAATAATAATCTCATTAGCCGAACCAACGACAAGAAGATCGGCTATAACATCTCCTTCATTCAGCTTAGCATACATCAAACCGGATAATGGAATATTGAATAATTCTGAGATATTCATTCTCTTGGCCAATCCCTGTCGGGTAATAGTAATAATACTACCCTCCATATTTTCTGCTTTATAAGATTGATCGATAATATCTAGCATAGATTCTGGTATAACAGCTGCGATACCTTCTCCAGAATATTTCTTAACAGCAATACGCATATCTATCCCATTCGAATTCTTAGCGGCAAATGGAATCTTATGGACAGGTACTTTATATACCTTAGCTAAAGACCCAAACAATAATAAAGAATCTGTATTATTTGCCGTCAGTACAAATTTGGCTTTATCATTTCGCAGACTTAATGACTTATCTGAAACATCAATCTTCTTAATGAATCCGGATTCTGTAATAACGACTTTGAACATTCCTTCTGGAATCCCTTCGGCTTCGGATGCAGAGATGATTCTACTTCTTCTTGGACATCCATATTTTTGATTAATAGCAATCAATTCATCTTTGATGATGGTTTTCAGCTTTTCTGGATGAATACTCCAATCCAGATACTGTTTAGCCTTAGTTTCCAGTATCTTATAATTTTCAATATACTCATTCAGATAACCCATCGATAGCTTTTTGATATTCACATTAAGAATAAACTTAGCCTGTAATGGGGTAATATCTTTAACCATCTTTAGCATAAAGTTAATTAACTCTTCATCATCTTTGGTTTTCTGTTTGCGAATCTTATCGATGATCTGATCGATCTTACCAGACTTCAATATTTTAATATAGAAATCCAATTCATGCATACGAGTCTTACATTCTTTCAATTTTGCATTATACATTCTAGCTTTACGTTCAATGCGGAAATCGATAAAATGCTGTAAGTATTGTTTGTAGTTCCAAATAACCGGATTATTATTATAAACTACTTCAAAATTTACAGACTTAGTCGTTTCTAATCGAGTGTGTTTATACAGAATGTCTCTGACATAATTTGGATCAGTATCTTTTTTCAGAACAATACAAACTTCAAAATTCGACTTAGCTGCTTTCTTACGAAGATCGGTCACTGTGTTATTATAGATATCAATAACCTGTGGAAGAATGTTCTTCTCTTTCAAATCTTCAATCTTATTCTTAATATCTTCAAAATATACCATATGAGGTAATGCTCTAACGATCAATGCTGGTTTATTCTGGAATTCTCCAATATCAATTTTGGCTCTGGTTTTGAATCTTCCTTTACCCGTTCTTGAAATGGTTCGGAAATCAGCTTCAATGATATCACATCCCTGAGGATCGTCTGGTAATAAAATAATATCTGATTCGGGATGATCCATCAATTGAATCGTTGCTCCAATAACTTCCGATATATTATGGGGAGGAATATTGGATGTCATTCCTACTGCAATTCCGAAACTACCATTGATTAATAAATTCGGGACTTTAGCTGGTAAATAAACAGGCTCCATAACCGTATTATCGTAATTCCAATCCCAGTCTGTGGAAGAGTATGTTTCTGTCATATCTCCTAGAATACATTCTACGGCATAAGGAGTTAAAGCCGCTTCTGTATAACGAGAAGCAGCTGCGTCGTCACCCCAAATATTACCGAACGATCCTTTGGGTTTGATTAGTGGCATATATGATTCAAACCAGTTAGTCATTCCTTTCATAGCCCCATATATACCAGAATCACCATGAGGATGGAATCGTTGCATAACAACTCCTACAATAGATGCGGATTTTACTGTATTACCACTTCTGGTTTGTCTTAGATATTCATACATTGTATATAATATTTTTCGCATGACTGGTTTTAAGCCGTCTACCGCATGCGGAATAGCTCGTTCTCTACATACAGCTTCTGCATATGTTTTTAAATCTTTATTTGCTTGTGTTACAATATTTTCATCAATTATTCTTTCAGCCAATTTAAAATCCTCCTTTTTTATTTACTCATGTCTATAATATATACTTGAGTATTAAATTGGCTTAATGACCGGTAGATCCAAACCCACCCTTTCTGGTTTCATTCGCACTGTCGTCCTCTACGACATAATAAGAAAGAATAATTCCTTGAGCTACTTTATTGCCAGGTTTAATCATTACAGTAACACCATCAATCGATGAGTCAGTAGATCTTATAGATAATATTTTATAGTCTTTATCATAATCATATTTCTTAGGTGAATATACTTTGGGATATGCTCTAAGAGCTAAGATAATATCTCCTTCATTGGATTCATTATTATAATAATCTTTGTCAATAACTCCTACAGAATTAGCTAAGTAATATCCATATTTAGTCGAACTGGAACGTTGTACAATTTGTAAATAATTCTCAGGATTCAAATCGATCTTAATACCAGTAGGTACCATAGTTGGTTCTGCGGAATTGATATATGCATAAATTGGAGTTACAAAATCATATCCTGCTGCAAACTTGGTGGATCTTTTGGGAATCTGTATACGATCATAAGATGCTTTAATTTCATCTTCAGACATAGCATCATCATAAAATTTTTTAATATCTTTTCTAAACGCTTCGAAACTAACTTTTTCAAATTTCATAATATTCTCTCCTTTATAAAAAAAATAATTACTGTAATGTCTCGGGGTAAGTTAAATCATAAAAAATAAACCCCAGGATTCTTCGATATCCTGGGGCGAATCGTTAGACACCAAATGCTCGGCATCCAATAATTCTTCCATCTGGATCTCTTACGGGATCGGATGGAACTACTAAGTCTACTCTATCTGGTAAAGCAGACTTAACAAATGCAGATACAATATATACTGTATCTGGGTCATATTCTGGTAAGCCTTCAGGCTCACCAAATATAACCTTGATTGTGGGAATACCATTAATATCCCCAACTTTCTCATTTTTCTGGGAAAGTCTAATGAGTTTCCCAGAAGCTTTGTATATAAAAATGGCTCGATTGTCATTTCCATATACTGTGACATCATGTGGCGTCATGTTTACAATTGTTTTCATAATCATATATCCTCCTTTTGAATATACTATAATCTCTAGTATCATAGAAAATTTGATACCATTATATCTCTTCATCTCTATATTATATAATTTATAAAAGATTAGATTACAAAAAAGAAAATCCAGAGCATTATAGCTCTGGATTACACAATATACTACTTATCATTATTTATCTTTTTAGGACTAGATACAACAAGCGTATTTTTAGATTTGGATGCTGTAATATAACAAAAGTTTCTAAATTCAATTGTACTTGCACAAATTATTCGCAAATCGTTAATAATTGATTTTATGTAATCTTCTTTGGAAAGTCTAATGCTATTAGTATAAAGAATATTTCTGGCTAACTCTTCTATACGATCTAATAGTTTTTCTAAAGTTTTAATATGAATATGTTTACCATTATTGTCAGCAATAAAAGTTCCCAGCATCTCCCAATAATCGGACATCTGGGCGAAGTAAAGATCTATAGATGTATAATCTGGTAAATTTGACAGATTTGCGTCTTCAAAGTGACGAGACATATTTGTATCTATCTTTGTAAGGTAAACAACCGTTTTTCCTAAAAACGGTTCATCAACTTGTATTGTATTTTTCATAAGAATTATCTCCTTTTTACATCTTTATACTTCTACACTAAAATCAGTATATAATACAATCTTAATAAATGCTTTAGCCACATTGTTTAGCATTCTGAATTGCTTCATATATATATATTGATCTTCTCCATTATATGATACAAGAGAATCGCATACGAAACGAATTCCTCCATATCTCTCTATATCTTCTTTAGACAACGTTTTTAAATCGTCTATTTCTAATACCATATTCGGATTAGACTCGAAATCTTTCAGCATATTGGTGAAAGATTCTTTTTCCATTTCATTTGTATTACTCTTGGCTAAATCTTCATTATTTTCATCAATAACCAAATAAGTTTTTCCATTTTCTTGATAAGTGTAAAAATCGTTTAATTCCAACATAGTATCTTCTCCTTTTTTTATAAAATATAAATGAACTTCTCATACTTATAATATATAATTGACTGTAAAATTAGAAATTATATTATAGTATCATATAAAAAATAAAGTGGGAGTTTAAACTCCCACTTTATTTTAATTCTCAGATTCGATAAAACATTCATTTCTAAATTTGATAGTAATATTGTGAAAATGATTTGTAAGTTCGTGTATAACTCGATTTCCAGCATCTTGATCAATGGTTGTAATTGAATTATCAATATCAAGCAAAATATATTCAAAAGTTTTAATATGTATTTTTGTAGGCTTACGACAAGTCATATCTTTTAACAAATCAATATCATCTGAAAGTTCAAGTAAAATCGTTCCCAGATTTTGGTCGCAGCCATCAGCAAGAATTGCATTTGAAATTTCTTTTATAATGCTTTCACTTTCTGCAATATAATCTTTAAATATTTCTAAAAATTCTCCTTCATTAATTTCAATCACATTTTTCATTTTGTCGTCCTCCTTTTAAAGAACAAATACAATAGGATATTATAATTAATATCCAAACTCAATTATATAATATATAATCAAAAAAAAAATATATCTAGAGAATTATATAATTCTCTAGATATATTATATGAGTTACTTCTGTCTTTCCAAGCTCATGTAACAGAAGTCCCTCATTTTGAGAGTTTTCACATATGCATGTTTCAACATATGAGAAACCTTTTTACCTTTATCACTAGAGGCATTGAAAATTCCATTAGCATATAATATTCCCGTAATGCTCGATTCTATTGTATTCAATATTCGATTCATAGTATCGATATGAATACAGAAAGAATCTTTGGTGTGAAACATACCAGATAATATATTAATATTATCAGATATTTTTTCACAATTGCTTGAGAATCGCACTGACATTTTCGCAATATTGGATGTGCGAATCTCTGCCAATACCGATTTCATTTTGGTGATATAATCATTGCCGTAATCTACCACCGGTTTGTTTACAATTAATAGATTGCTCATAATAGTCCTCCTTTTGAACTAATGAAATAATTTCAGGCATCATAGAAAATTTGATACCTAAATATAACCTGTCATTCATATATTATATAATTTAAAAAATAATAGATATACAAAAAATCTGGAGAGTTTTATCCCTCTCGAGATTATGATTTCTTCTTTTTCTTTTTTAAGTCAGGCATAACCGGCTCTGTAATATGATCAATATTACCATGTTGACGTTTAGATCTGAATTGCAATGCTTCTTGATAATTCTCTTCCAATATCGTATCGTTCTTATCCCATTCTCTGGTAGTATAGTTAAACTTACTGTTTGAGAATACTTCTTCTGTCATAGAAGTAGCATATTTTTCAAAGATATCTTTCTTTGCTTTATAACATCCCTCTACAGCATCGAATCCAACGTCTACGAAATCTACATACGTAGTATCTCTTTCTCGAGTTCTACCTAAGGACTGTCTGGCTATGACTTTAGACTTAAAGACTTCTCCTAAGACCATAGTCATCTTCAACCCTTTGATATCGATAGCAGCCCCACATGATTTAGTAGTAGATAAGATAATCATTTTATCCAATTGTTTTTCTTTCTCTACTTTGTTGGTAATCAATGTGGTATATATTCCTACCTGACCTTTAAGTTCTGGATAGTTTTCGATTATCCAGTCATATACAATCTGAATAGCTTTATTTGTTCCTATATAAATAAGAGTTTTTCCAGTTCTAAAGATCATTTCCATAGCTATAGTCAAGATCTTATAAAATTGTGGGCTCTTAATTAAATATGAACAATATCTGTTTCGATCAAACCCATACATATTAGTACAATACCGCTGTTGCCCAGGAGTAGGATACGTATTATATAATACAGAAATATATCTGGTTCTAGGATCTCTATCTTTATCAAACAAATCTATCTTAGGCACATTTAAGAATGTTTCTTGATAGATTCTATCTTCTTCTCTATCTGAACGAAATGGTGTAGCTGTCAAATAGAGTGTCTTGTATGTATTGGTAAAGAAATCAATCTTCCAGATATTATCAAAATCCAAATGCGCTTCATCATAAATCTTGATACCTACTCGAATCTTCTCAAACAAATCTCCCACTTTATCCCATCCATAATTGGATGCATACGAATGAATGGTTTGATGAGAAGCTAAGAAATACTTGATCTTAGATATATTGACCATATTGTTAAGTATCATGGCGATACTGCCGCGACCTACGATAGGATAGATTTCTGATGGAGAGCAATCTGTGTATTCCATAATACAGTCTCTCCACTGTTCTATCCATCCCAATGAGGAAGTAATCATAATTGATCTCATACCCATCATAGCCGAACAGCATATGGTTACATATGTTTTACCAGCTCCAGTATTCAGATTGACTCCTAATTGAGAACATGGTTTGGTATCGTTATGAATTCCTTCTCCTAGAATGAATTGTATAGCTTCTCGCTGTACATCATCTCTAGGCTTATATGACAATCTAAAGGGAAGTCCAGTATCGTATGGATCTACATTAGGACTATATTCGCATTCGGTTTCGAACATTCTTTCTAATGCAGATATATCCATTCCTCTGGGTAATGTCAATATATGATTTTCTTCATCATACATAATTGATTTATAGGTAGGTGATGCAATATCCAATTTATTGGGTACTTGAAAGAACATCTCTAGGTCTGTTTGGGAACCCTGAATATAGCCAAACACTTTTATACAAGTCTTAAAGGCTACTATACGTACCCCACTCATATTTTGACTCCTATGCCAAATAATTGGAAAAAGATATTATTTATATACCAGGCAAAACAATCATCAATCGTAGGCGTTAAGAAATTAATATGTATCAAAAACTTTCTGAGCAAGTATATGACTGGCCCAGTAGCTATCCACAATACAAATATCTTCCACATACACATCCATAAACATGAAAATGTTGTTGTTCGTCTGGTTGGATACCATATAACAATCTTCCATATAAATATGATGGTCAATACAACCAAAATATATTGTAAAATAGATAAGATTAAGTTTTCCACATATATCACCTCCTATTATTTAGGAATATCGAATATAGCTTTGATTAGTTCTCTCTTAGTGGGTTCTTTGATATGAGTCGATAAGAAATCTTGTGGCTTTTCCATAAAGAATAAATCCATCAATGACGGATTTGTTTTCTCAAAAGATAGCGGATAACATAAAGCATCATTCAGTTTCTGATAAATAAGAGAATTAATAATACTCGGGTTATCTTTAAGAGCCTGATCCAATGTCAGGATTTGATATTCTTCTCCAGGAACTTCCCATTCAGGCAGACGTAATCTTGTTCTTGTAGACCGTATCTGATTCATCAGAATAACTTCCAAATGAACTGACTGAATGCTTAACTTACCCTTAATAATTAACTGAATCAACTTCTGTAGCAAAGAGTCTTTATCATAATCGATTTCTCCAATACTACTCTTCTTATTGATCAGTCTTTCGATATCTTTCAGATTCTTAACGATATCATTATTCAAGATCTCAATAAAGAAAATATTCATCATACCATCTTCATTGACCAAATCTTTCAGATATACGAGATACTGATCATCTTCTGTTATCTCGGCTTTGGTTGTAAGATACGTATTGAATTCTTCTGTCAAATACATTTCTGCATCTTCAAGAGACTTAATACTATAATGGTCTCCCTTTTTATCAACTAATGTGAATTCTATCATATATTTATCCAGAGTATTGTTCTGGTCTTCAATACCATCTATATAAGAATCGTCTGAATAAGAATAAATAGAATTCATATCTATAAGCATATATGCTCCATGAGTATCTTCTTTAGGAGATATAGAATTTACGTCGATTTCAAAATATTTATCAAACGGAGCCACCCAGTTAAACTTCTCTATAACCGTTTCCAATAAATGCTTAGCAGATAATTGTTTCTGGGTTAATTGCGAAGATAGCTGTTCCGATGCATATTTTCCTGGACGGATATTCCGATTGATGTATGCCAGCTCTCCATAACACCGTCTACAAATTCCATGTCCATGAGCAGCGCTGGCGCAGGTCATGGGCGAATACAAATATATAGAATGACCAATCAAATGTTTATCTTTTTTAGCATTGATTAAATAATCCAATCCATCTGGATCTAATTTATAATATCGTCCATCCAGCATAGATAAGAATTTCTTATTCTCAATCGTTACTAATTGAAAATTAGATGTATTGCAACAATAATCCATATCCTGGTTCAATGTAGTATCCATATTATTGATTCCAAGGATACGTGCAAATGTACCAGACATACCCGTATTCTTTTTGGTTTGAATCTGGGCTACTCTTGAAGATGCGGAATCTACAAACTGAGCAGCAATTGTATCTAATCCACCCATAATATAAGACTTATCGATTATATATGGATGAACTCCACCTTCTCCATCCGGTTTAGATCCAATATTGATAGCAAACTCTTTATACTGTCTCTTATTGATTCCTTCTCCAGTCATAAAAGAATTCTTCATACTATGGTCATATCCAAGATATTTCTCAGAATCTTCTATGATCTCTATGCTCGCTTCTGCTTTCTTTAACCCATCGTCTTTTACATCTTCTATTTTAGAATCAGATACAGACGTATGGATCAATTCATCGAATTCTTTCACTTTAGACATCAAGTCTATAGTGTCTTTCAGATTAATCGTATTCGATAGATACATAGAGAATAAGTCAATATCTTTAAACTTATATAAAGTATCATCCAGAATATTGTTTAGCTCTATAGGAGACATGATTCTTCTGATCTTATCGATATATTTATCTAAATAGTCTTTGATAGAATCTTGTGTCATAGCCTTTGGGAAGAACAATGCTTCCCCTGTAATAGGTTGATTGGATCTGACCACGATATACCACATCATGATATTGAAGTACATATCAAATACAGATAATTGAATAACACCATCATCGACAAACTCTACATCGATCATAAAGTTATGAACTTCTTCTAATTCCACTCCATCTTTCATCAGATTTAATATTCCCTCATAATAATCTGACCAATTAGATGTGTTAATTTCGGACGTTTTAATATAGCATCGACCATGCGATGCTAAGTTTGAAAACATATAATAATTTTGTAAATTAGATAATTGTTGGTTAGGCATCTTGTTGTACTCTCCTTTATAATTACAAATTTTGATTCGTAATTTTTACACATTTTCTATGATACCTCGAATTAGTTTTCATTTATTTTATCATTCTTAAACTCCTTTGTTCTAATAGTTTTAAATCATGAACTCTTAATAAAAAGTTCAGAACTAAATCAATCTCGATTATATAATATATATTTGAAGAAAAATTAAAACAAAAGAGGTAGAGACTCATATGAGTCTCTACAAAAGTCATATCATATCAAAGATTGTTTAAAAGATCGTAGAACATAGCCGTGTGAAAACTAGTGTTCAAATAAAATATAAAATAAACATATTAAGACGTAAAGTTCGTCTTGGAATAATACCTCGGATTGGTTTTAAGAATAGCTTTCTGGGCTTTAATAACATCGCGCTTAACGTTATTTCCATAACGACGTACAATGTTAGCAATAGCCTGCTTTTTAAGCATATGAGCTTTCTTCAAACGTTTCCAGTCTGCAGAGTTAGATTCCTTAGCTTTCTGCATAGCAGCCAGCGTAATACGTCTATTATAATCGTCAGTTCTGGAGAGCCGGACGATTGTACGACGATTTACTGCACCGCCCTCAACCAGGGCCTTAACTTCTGCGCTTTCCAAATACTGTACACGTTCTTCATCATCCATATGGCTAACAAGATCAACAAACATTGATTCCAAGAGAGCACCCATATCCTGAATACCTTCTCTCTCGTTTTCATTATCGAGGAATGACACAGTATTTCACCTCCATTAGTGTTTTCAACATTCTTAAATACAATGACCACAATAAATGTAGTTTAAATAAATGTTCTTATAATTGAATTAAAAAATGATTTATTATCGCACAATCCAGTAGGTATTGAGAGAAAGGAGATATATAATGAAACCTAGCCAAAGCATAGTTTTTCAAGAATATAAAGACGCAATGAAAAGAAATATCAAATATTTATTTCCTAACCTAAGTAATCATGAATTAGAACAAGCTATAAACTACTCTATAGATAAAAGAATCATTAATTCGAAATGCCAACTTAATGATACATATAAGAATGTTAAATACGATACAAGCATGCTGGAAATAACAGAGTATATCGTGCATGATAAACCAATATTAACATCATTTGGATGCTTATTTCATCGTCACGGTAGTATAGATAATCCACTATATATGATGATACAAGAATTTGCCGATAGACGTAACAGATTTAAAAAAGAAATGCTAAAATATGAAAAAGGTAGTGAGCAATATAAGCATTTTGACTTAGCTCAAGCCGTCGCTAAGGTGGACACAAACGCTTAACTTATAGGCCCTTTATAAAGTAATTTATAGAGTGAATCCTAGTGAATTGCTGGAAAACGGTAAAGATCCGATAACTACAATATATTTTATAAATATATGAATGTGATGAAAATCAGAAATAATATCGGATATAACCTATGCTGAGATAAAAGAATAATATATATGTATCTCTTACTTATTAAAGAAATATATATTATTTGCTAAGGGTATAATAAGAAAATCCGCGATCAGCAGCTGTAAATATTTATGACATATCATTTCTTAAATTATAATTTAAGGGGTGATATAATGATTAATGCGATGTATTTGGAGGAATGGGCTCCAATACTTCTAAGTAATATCAAACCCAATATGTATATGATCAGTAATTTTGGACGTATTCGAAATATTAGTAGTAATGCTATATTAAAATATAGTATTATTAATAGCGGATACTATACTACATGTTTATCAACTGGTTTACCCAAACGTAACAGATTAAAACGATTTTTAGTTCATAGATTAGTAGCTACAGTATTTGTTCCTAATCCAGATCCTGTCAATAATGTGACAGTTAATCATATCGATGGAAACAAAACTAATAATTGTTACTGGAATTTAGAATGGGTTAGCCAGAGCGAAAATAATAAACATGCTAAGATTTGTAATTTAAATCACAATTACGGATGTACGCATTATAAATCCAAATTGACTCGATCGCAAATTATTCTTATTTGCGAAATGCTTTCCAAAGGATATAGATATTTTGATATTATAAAAGAAGTTGGATTAGATACCTCAAATAAAAATAATTATGACTTAATAGGTAATATATATCGAAGAATTACGTATAAAAATATTAGTCGTAATTATAATTTTCCTACTAGATCTCATTCATATAATAGTGTATTTTCGGATAAAGATATTCAATATATGTATGAGTTAATAAAGGATAATACTCCTGTTAATGAAGCATATTATATTATAACAGGAAAGAAATATATCAATTCTCGTATTAATAAACAATTTTACGAATGTTATCGAAAAATCAAGACTCAAAAGGCTTTTCGAAATGTTTTTGAGAAAATATGTCATAAATAATTATAGTTCAACGACTATCCCGACAGGGAGTAGAATACAGTGTATTCGAAGCGCTAGGCTCCAACTTATTATGTTGGATGAAGATATAGTCTGTCCATACATGAAAGTGTATGAAGTTCATAAGAGAACTGGGTAGATATAACGAATCTATCTGACCAAAGAGATATATGGTGCAAATGGCCAGCCTTCTTCTATATTTTATAACTTTGAAGTAGCCGCGTCTATTACCAGACAAGGCAGAGCTTCTATTACAGCATCCATTATGTTGTTTGAATCTTTATTGGCCAATAATATTAAATTTGGATCTTTGAATGAAGTCATTATGTTCATTGACCATGTAGTATTAGAAAGAAATGAGAGAAATTATCAGGATTATCAAATATTGAATAGAGATATTTCTGTTCAAGAAGTTTTCGATAAACTGATGAGTTCTTGTGGATATCGATGGAAACCAGACCATACAGAAGCCAATATTGTATGGAAAATTCTACATAAGCTATCTCAAGATCACTTGAATCGATTGTATTATAAGAATAATCTATACGCATTTATTGAGAACAATGTGCCTAGAGAAATTCTATTGGATATATTGAAGTCTTTGGAATCCCCATTTATGGACCCAAATTCTCCACCCGATAGTATAAAAGAAAATCTGAATACATTTGTAGATTTGATCAAAGAGTATGTCTATTATCATTATCAGATCATCGATAAAATAGAGAGAGTAGAAACTCTATATAGACAAATTGACTTGGTTACGGATACAGACTCTTGTATCATCTGTCTGAATCCGTGGTATGAATATGTATCGGATTTAACCAAGGATATGGATATTCGTTTAAAGCATTACGAATTAGATATGATTGATATGCTATTCAGAGATAATCCCAATAATGCATCTGATCTCATGCAAGAAAGTCAGACTGAATACATTTACGATTTCAGAAATAAAGAAATTCTAGAGAGAAAAAGATTGGTGAGTCCATTGAAGATCATTCCTGAGGATGCTATGAGACATAGTATTATCAATATACTGGCATACACAATTAGCCATCTATTACGAGATTACTTCGATCGTATAAGCATTATAAACAACGTAACCAATGAGTCTCATAACTTCTGTTTGATGAATATGAAGAATGAGTTCTTATTCTTACGCATGTTGTTATCCGATGCTAAGAAGCATTATGCATCTATTGTAGAAATTCAAGAAGGTCATACTGTTCCTGAAAATAAACAATTGGATATCAAAGGAATGCAAATTGATAAGTCGGTCGTACCAGAATCTACTAAAGAAGTTTTAGGAAAAATTCTTTATGAAGATGTATTAAAACCAGAACAAATCGATCAAATGAAAATCATCAATAAGTTGGCCGTATTGGAGAAAACTATATATGACGATATCTATAATGGTGGACTGAAATATTATAGTCCTAAGAAGCTGAAACCTTTTGTTACTTATAAGAATCCTATGAGTACACAGCAAGTTAAAGCATCTATCGTTTATAATCTATTCAGAGATGAAAATGAACCTTATATCAATATCGATGAAAACAGTGCCGTACTAATTATTGGTGTAGATATTTCTGTTCATTCATTGGAAAAATGTAAACTACAAGAGACAAATCCAGAAAAGTATGAGATTATGAAAAGAATTATATATGAAAATCCAATAATTGAAGTATCTAAGAATAATATTGCAGTTAAGATTTTCAATGACAATTTAGCTCTAAATAGTCGAAAAATTACCAGTATCGCTATTCCCAGAGATAATCAAACTCCTAAATGGATATTAGAGTTTATTGATTATGCCAGTATAATCAAAGATAATATCGGTACATTTCCATTGAAGAGTATTGGTATTACTAAGCTGGATACAAATAGTGCATATAGTGGTATTATTAATTTATAGGAGAAAATATGCTTACAAATAATGAAAAAGAAATTTTAAGAGCAATAATCAAAGATTGTAAGAAATCTAATATTTCAAGATCTGATATATTTGAATTTTTAAAATGGTATTTGTTTATTGACGATGGGATTGACATCAATAGATATATAAAACGATTTGGTAAAATAGCATCAATACGGTTTGATAAAGTATTTGATACAGATATGATTATCCATATAGCATGGCACGCAACTCATTTCTTCACTATTATGTATGAATGGGAGCTTGGCCAGGAAAAAGTCTTTAAAGCCGATAATCAGGCTAAAATTAAACGAGTAAGAGATGCATATCATTATTTTATCGATAAAATCAATCATAATCGAAATTATCCAATTATGATATAGATATAACGATACTATAGATCGTTATATCTATATCATAATGAAAAAGAATGGAGACTACCATTTGCTTGGAAGTTTGGATAATACATATTCGAACGACTATATAGCCGATATTGATAAAAACTGGAACCATTATCTTACTTCTAAACGCAGCGATATTGGTTCTAAAAATGGATAGATTCTTTAAAGAGTTAGTAACTTAGATGATTTATATGAATATTATAATCAGAGAGTCATATGACTCTCTGATTAATCTTTTTTTTTATACATCATAGTAATCATCATATTATTTATAGGAGGTATGTATAGTATGTTATATACAGA